AGAACGTGTTTGAGAAGCACATTGACTGGATTGCGCTCATCCGCAACGACGACAACTACAAGAACATCCTGCAAGTCAAAATTCAGAAGGAGTTCAAAACCACGCCCGACTACATTGAGCTCGGGCGTGACATGGAGGTGGGCTACACCATGGGCGTGTACTTGTGCCTGGGGCAACAAATATACGAGACGTCGCCCTCGGCCGCGGTAAAATTCTCGGACCTGAAGACGTTTGAGGCGGTGCACGCCGCGTGCGAGGCGGCGGGCGGGCGCATCCTGGTGTTCCTGGCACAAGCCTCGCACAAAATCAAGAAGAAGGCGGAACAGCTGGCGTGCGACAGCGCCATTCAATTCATGCCTTAGTAGCGCCATTCAATTCATGCCTTAGTAGCGCCATTCAATTCATGCCTTAGTAACGCCATTCAATTCATGCCTTAACTTAGATTAATGGTTTCGGCGTTTGGTTAAGCTTCGTTTGACTCGTTTGGATCGTCTTGATTTGAAACGATTGACTCGTCTTGATTTTCCGCCCGTCCACCCCTCCTTCTTGTGGATTCTACGAGTTGGAGTGACAACCGGGCGTCTGTTAACCTCAGCAGGGTTCTCATATTGGAATATCATTTCATCAAGTTTTTTTATGGCACTCTTTGTACCTTCTGCATAATCCTGATAATCCGTCCTAATACCTGGATTATGATATTCGTTTCTTAATTTTTCCACCATTCTTTTTTCATCCGCAATCTCTTCTTTTGTTATAGGTTTCCTCCACTCTACTTTTTCGAGGACGCGCGGTGTAGCTCCTAGCAGCTTTTTTGATACTCGTTGTGCGATTTCTGCTTGTCGTTTTTCGTGTTCGTCGTATTCTGGGTCTGGTTTATTACCAGTATAATCACGTTCCTGGCGTCGCAGTTCAGCCGCATACATCAACTGTGCTTTATGTATATCAAGAGGTGGTTTTGTTTTTGTGATCACACTTTTTAATTTGCCAAACATTGATAATGGGGTTGTTGGAATGTCCATTCCAAGTGTCTTCTGGAACTCACGATCAAACTCATGGAATGGCATATCACGAATATGTGCTGGAGCAGGTGAATGTGCCTTCTTCCAATGTGGATGGGTTGGATCACGGTTTCGATCAACAGTACTCATTTCAAATTATGAGTTATGAATATATATGAGAATGAGAAAAGAAATAGAAATAAATTAAAATCATATAGTAATATCAACCACATGGCAGCCATTTTGGACGCACTGCGAAAAAAGCCAGTGGCTGAAAAGAAGAAACAATTTTCGGTTGCTTTTTTTGTTGCAACTAAACCAAAAGAACGACAAGAGGAAGGGGACCAAGAGGAACGACAAAATGTTCAAAATGTTCAAGAGGGCCAAGAGGACCAAAATGTTCAAGAGGATCAAGCGAAACGAGTACACAAAAAGCCTAATCCCACCGTCAAGATCGTGGATAAATCCGGGCTAAAGCTGGCGAATCGCGAGGAGATTTTAGCCAGGATTAATGCCGCGCGCGGGATTGTCCGGGAGTCCGCCCCCCATCCGTTGAACCTTACTGCAGCTAAAGTGGTGAGCATCGTGGAAGAAGCCCCGGTTCCCAAGCTTAAGGGGCGCAAACTGCAAAAAATAAAACTGGTGCCCGTGTCACAATCCATAGAAAAGGTGACCTTGCCGGAAGTAGTAGATGTAGCAAATGTAGCAGATGTAGCAGATGTAGCAGATGAGGAGGTTCTGGAACCATTAAAGAAGAAACGCGGCACTCGGAAGCGAACCGATAAGGAAGCCAATAAGGGTAACGATAAGGAAGCCAATAAGGGCAACGATAAGGAAATTGCAGTTGCGAAAGTTCCCGCAAAACCGATCGGACCGCTCGTTGCATCGGACTACTACTTGAACAACCGAGAGAAATTCGTGGAATTCATTAACAAGCTGTTCCACAAGAAGTACCGCGCCGAAATCGTGGACGAGTCCGCCGTGGTGAGCTGCGAGGACCGCCGCAGCGCCGACCAGTTCGGCCTCCTCACGCACCAAAAAATCGTGAAGGATTATTTGAACCTGTATTCACCGTATCGCGGCCTCCTCTTGTATCACGGACTCGGCAGCGGCAAAACGTGCTCGTCCATCGCCATTGCCGAGGGGCTGAAATCGGACAAGCGCGTGTTCGTCATGACACCCGCTTTCCTGCGCACCAACTACTTGAAGGAGCTGAAAAAGTGCGGCGACGACGTGTACAAACGGCCGCGCCATTGGAAGTTTGTGGACGCCGTGGAGAAACCGGCGCTGATCCCGTCCCTCGCCGCAACGCTGTCCATTTCGGCGGACTACATCAAAAAGCACGGCGGCGCGTGGCTGGTGGATCCCGAAAAACCGAGCAACTACGGCGAGCTCAGCCCGAACGACCAGGCCGAGGTGGACTCGCAGCTGAACGAAATGATCCAGGCAAAGTACACGTTCATCAGTTACAACGGCGTCCGCGAATCGCGCATCAACGAAATGTCGTTCGGGTACACCGTGAACCCCTTTGACAACTCGGTGGTGGTCATTGACGAGGCGCACAATTTCGTGAGCCGCATTGTGAACCACCTGAAGAAGGCGCCGGACGACGCTGTAAAAAAAAGCACGAAAACAAAGGCTGCAGTGTTGAAACCGGAAGATGCGCCCGTTGCGCTCAACTTGTACCGGTTCCTGCTGGACGCGATCAACGTCAAGGTGGTGCTTCTGACCGGCACGCCCATCATCAACTACCCGAACGAAATCGGCGTGCTGTTCAACATCCTGCGCGGCTACATCAAGACGTGGTCGTTCCAGCTGGCGTCATCGGCGCAGGGCGTAAGCGAGGCGCGGCTGCTGCAGCTGCTGCAATCGGCGGACGTGATGGACTACGCGAAATACCGCGCGGCCGACCGCGTGCTGACCGTGACGCGCAACCCGTACGGGTTCATCAACGCGCGCAAAAAGCTGTACGAAGGCGTCACCCTGGACGAGCACGGCGCCGTGAGCGACGACGACTTTATCAAGACGGTGATTGCAGCGCTTGCGAGCGACGGCATCAAGGCCACGCCGACGGCGGCCAGCCCCGTGGCGCACAAGGCGCTGCCCGACACGCTGGACGGATTTGAAAAGCACTTCATTGACGCCGACACGGCGGAGCTGAAAAACATGGACGTGTTCCAGCGGCGCATCCTGGGGCTGACGTCGTACTACCGCAGCGCGCAGGAGCAGCTGCTGCCCCGGTACGACGCGGCCACCGATTTCCACGTGGTGCGGCTGCCGATGAGCAACTACCAGCTGAGCGTGTACCAGGAGGAGCGGTTGGCGGAAATGAGCAAGGACCGCGAAGCGAAGAAGCGGAAGACGATGGCGCCCGCGCGCAAAAAAAAGACGCTCACGCTGAAGGAGTTGTACGCCGAGCCGTCCAGCTCGTACCGCATCTTCTCGCGCGCGGCGTGCAACTTCGTGTTCCCGAGGGAGATCGGACGGCCGAAGCCCTTCGCAAGCGGTGCAAGCGCTAAGGACGAGGCCTTGGACTTGGACGAGGACAGCATTGACGCCGACAACACGCTTACAGACGATGTGCAGAAAAAGACCACAACCACAACCACGGACGCGTACAAGCACTACGAGACCCGCATCCAGGAAGTGCTGGACGTAATGAAGCGCAACGAGGAAGAGTACTTCAACCCGCGCGCGCTGTCAATTTACAGCCCGAAGTTCCTGAAGGTGCTGCAGAACCTGCAGGATCCGAAGCACGTGGGGCTGCATTTAGTTTACAGCCAGTTCCGCACGCTGGAGGGCATCGGCCTGCTGAAAATGGCGATGGAGGCCAACGACTACGCGCAGTTCCGGATCAAACACAACGCGGCGACACAGCAATGGGTGTTGGATGAGCGCCCGGAAGACGCGGGCAAGCGCCGGTTTGCGCTGTACACGGGCACGGAATCCGCGGAGGAAAAGGAGATTATTCGCTGCATTTACAACAGCGAGTGGGACCAAGTGCCGTCCAGCATCCGGGACGCGCTGCTGCGCGTGTCGGGCAACAACTTTTACGGCGAGGTCATCAACACGCTCATGATTTCGGCGTCGGGTGCGGAGGGCATTGACTTGCGCAACGTGCGGTACGTGCACATTCTGGAGCCGTACTGGCACCCGGTGCGCATTGAGCAAGTGGTGGGGCGCGCCCGCCGCATTTGCAGCCACCAGGACCTGCCGCCCGAGCTGCGCACGGTGGAAGTGTTCCTCTACTTGATGGTGTACTCGGACGCGCAGCTGAAGCCGCTGTCCAAGGCGGAGAAGGCGGCGGCGGACCGGGAGGAGGCGCTGCTGGCGTCCACGGACCCGAAAACGGTGGTAGACGTGTCCAACGCCGCGCTGAAGTACGTGCGGGTGTCGCGCGAACTGCGAGAAGGGGACACCAGCGCTAAAACCGATGAGCCCATCACCACGGACCAGTCGCTGTACGAAATCGCCAACCGGAAGGCAGCCATCAACAACAACATCCTGCTGCGGGTGAAGGAGACGGCGATTGACTGCGCCATTCACGCCAAAGCGGGAACCAAGGAGACGCTGAAGTGCTTCACGTTCGACAACCCGGAAAACAAGTTCGCGTACGAGCCCAGCCTCCAGGACGAAGTGATTGTAACCGAAGAACAATCCAAGGCTGCCAAACCAAAGGCCAAACCCAAAGAAGGTGCCAAAGACGTAGACGTAGAACCCGCAACAACGGCAGTTCCTTTGAACAAGGAAATGCGCAAACTCAAAATCAAAGAAATTACGCATGAGGGCGTGAAGTACGGCATTGACATTGACACCAATGACGTATACGATTACGAGAACCTGAAAATCGGAAACCGAGTGCTGATCGGGAAATTCGTGGAACTTGCACCCGGTAAATTCAAGATCGTCTAAGGTTAAGGGAACCGTTCCCCTATGACCCCTCCCTTGCTATTTAAATGTTCCATAATTTCTGCATGATTTGCATCCATGCGCTGCTCCAGTTCAAGCAGCTTAGTATAGATTTGCTGCATTGTGATTGGGGTGTCTGTTGTGCTTGTGCTTGTCTTCATCTCCGCATCTGTCGCTGTCTCGCTAATTTTTTTGAATTTTGAGAAAATGTCCATGTCCGTGTCCATTTCTTCAAAATTTTCATCCATGTCGTACTCCTCAGAAAACGACACCGACTTTTTTGCAAAATTGTTTGATGGAGGCAATTCAATTTTAATTGGGTTGTTGTCAGTAGTGCCAATCCACTGCTGCGCCCGTTTGATGTCCTCGGGTTTCAACTGCACCAGTTCGCGCTCCCGAACCGCCAGCTCTTGGGCAATGAGCCGCGCCATTTCATCGCCGATCGGCTTGTCATCCGGCACGCCCTTGTCTTTGTCTTTGAAGCTGACGTCGTTCGGTTTTTTCAGCGTGAGGAACGAGTCCATTTCGGCCTGCTTCTCCCGCAAATTGCGGTCAAATTCGCTGGCACGCTCGTTTTGCAGGTCTTCCGCGCGATAAACCAGCTCAATGGGCTGAGCGAGATGAGCGGGCTGCTGAGCGGGCTGCTGAGAGGGCTGCTGAGCGAGAGCGGGTTGCCCAGGTTGCCGTAGTTGCTGCAGCACTTGCACAAATTCGCGGATGATGCGCTTGTTGGCGTCGTTCAACGACATGGAGGAAGAAAATCGGGCAGCCGCGCTCACGGTCCGGTCAAACGCCGACTGCACGGGCTGAAACTGGCTTTGCTTGAGTCCCGCAAAGGCGCCGGATTCTTGCAGCGTGTCCCACAACAGCTCTTTGTTTTGCGGGCTGTCAACAGATGGCGATTGCATTGGATTGATGTGCAACCATGTGTTTATATTTCTATATGCATTTTATCGGTTAAATTCAATTAAAGGCATGGGCTTGAATTGAATAGACAAACAAACATGAACGACAACGGCATCATTTTGTGCGGCGTGTGCAAGAACGTTGCAAGCACGCTGCCCGTGATTCGCGCGGCGTTTGAAGAGCTGGTGAGCAAGGCGGGGGTGCCGTGCTGGGCCGTATTCTACGAAAACAACTCGGACGACGGCACGGCTGCCGAGCTGTTGAAATGGGCATCCGAGGCACCGGACCAAGTCATCGTGAAGTGCGAAAAATTCACACGAGACGAGGAGCTGAGCCGGTGCGTGGCGCGCACGGTTGACAACCAACCCTGTCGCATGGAGCAAATTGCGCACGCGCGCAACAAGCTGTTAGACATGCTAGAGGGGGGACATGCGTCCCCCCTTACCCCCGGACATGCGGCGGGCACAGGTAAGTGTAACGAGGGAGGGGTGTGGGGCGCAATGCTTGGCACCGTAGGTTCCCTAGTCATGATTGACACGGACAACCCCGTGCCGTTCCCGGTGAATGCCATTTTGAAATGCATTGCGCGCGACCCCGACGGGTTTGACGCCCTCGTGTGCAACGGCCTGAACTCCTCCGGTCAAATTTACGACACGTACGCGTACCGCGATGCGCAGTTCCCGTTTGGGCCCGAAATCATGCGCGACGCGTTTTGGTCGGGGCATCACCAGTACTACATGCGAACCGCAGTGCACAACCAAACGCTGTTTTTCAACCGCCAGTTGCGGGAAAACCCCGGACGACTGCCGTACGTTCCCATTCTGTCGGGGTTCAACGGCCTGTGCATTTTTCGGCGCGAGGCGCTTATGGGGCTAAGATACTCGGCAGTGCCCACGGCGGAAATGAACGCGGAGTACGAGGCGCTGTACTCCATTCCCCCGTTTTCCAACACGATCGTGAACGGCGCATCGGTAGGCATCCACCTGTTTCCAAATGACAATGACACTCCCAAAGATGACAAGGACAATGGTATCTTCTACTTCCACAATTCGGGCTACAATTTTCCCGTGGTGTGCGAACACGTGCCGTTCTTCGCGGCCATGCGCGCTCGCAATCGGCGGCGCATTTATTTGTGCACCGACCTGGTGTGGAACTGGATTTGACCATCAGCTAGGTCTAACGGTTAGGTGCAAGTGTTATTTCAGGCATTAACCACTAATTTCTTGAAGAATTATTGTTGAAGGAGAACTATCGTACTGAACAACAAACTCGACAGTATTGTTTGGATTTGAAAATTGAGTTTTATATGTTAATGCGGAGGTTGAAGCAGGAGTGTCTAAATAAGTAGTTGAAAAACAACCAGTAAGTCTTACCGCACTACCTTGATACAAAAATAAATTTCCACTCAAGTTTTTAATATCCGTGCCATTCCTAATTAAATGAATAGTTCCTCTATTTTCACTATTGTCAGCTGATTTTTGACAACAATTATGATTTATAGTCACCAGTATTTTGCTTGTTATGGATGTGGGTGTAATTGTTGCACTCAAGGTTGTATCGGCAAGGATATTTGTATTGTTTGTTGTCTGGGTTGTTGTTTCTGCATATACGGTTTGCAAAACAGTTTGTGGACTGGTTGCGCCTGTTGCGCCCGTTGCGCCTGTTGCGCCTGTTGCGCCTTGAATGCCTTGAGGGCCTGTTGCGCCCGTTGCGCCCGTTGCACCGGTTATTCCTTGAATGCCTTGAGGGCCTGTTGCACCCGTTGCGCCCGTTGCGCCTGTTGCGCCTGTTGCGCCTGTTGCGCCTGTTGCGCCTGTTGCGCCTTGAATGCCTTGAGGGCCTGTTGCGCCCGTTGCGCCCGTTGCACCGGTTATTCCTTGAATGCCTTGAGGGCCTGTTGCACCCGTTGCGCCCGTTGCGCCTGTTGCGCCTGTTGCGCCCGTTGCGCCCGTTGCGCCGGTTGCGCCCGTGTTACCATTGTATGCAGCTTGCATGTATGTGACGATAATGGAGGGAGATTCTGGATTATTATTTGGAGGAGTACCGCCTGCTGGTAATGCCGTCAACGAAACATTGGACGAGGTCGTGCATTTCAAATAAAATTCAATATACTCTCCCGCATTTAAATTTAATACGTAATTCCAACTTGAGATACTTCCACCAGCTTTTGTCGGAATGCTCACTTGTCCATCTGTATAAGGCACGTTTGTTCCACCTTGCTTAATCCAAATATTAACCAAATCCACGCCATTGCCAGTGGAAGTCGTTGTAAATTGAGCCGAAAATTGTACATTGTATATTCCCGCATATGTGTTATAAATGCGAGATGTTGGCGACCCAATGTACACCCCATTGGTGGCGGTTGCATCGGTTGCATTTATGGGAATTGCATATGCGGTGTTTATTGTGAAGGGTCCAATGGAAGCCGTATCATAAAATGACCCATAATATCCGGTAGCACCTCCTGCACCTTGAGGTCCCACTTGGCCGGTTGCGCCGGTTGCGCCTTGAATACCTTGCGGGCCTGTTGCGCCGGTTGCGCCGGTTGCGCCGGTTGCGCCGGTTGCGCCCGTTGCGCCCGTTGCACCCGTAACACCTTGAATGCCTTGAGGGCCTGTTGCACCGGTTGCGCCAGTTTCGCCAGTTGCGCCACCTCCTGGGCCTACTGCTCCAGTGGCACCCGTTGCGCCTTGAATTCCTTGAGGACCCTGAGGCCCTGCTGCACCCGTTGCGCCCGTGGCTCCACCAGTACCACTGCTACTAGTTTTAGAGTTGCAACAACAAATTGCGCGATTGGCTAAATACGTATTGTAATTAGAATATGACATTTGCATTAATGGCACATTTTAACTTACTACAAAATTTAAAAACATATGTTGGGTTAAATCAGTTAAAATATTATTATTTTATATATAAAATGCCGGTTTATTCAGTTTCCCGAACCAGCCAATACACCACTGTAACTGCTCTTGAAACAAAGACAAATCAAGATGGGTTTAGTTGGAATGGATTTGATTTGGATGGGTATCATAGTTTCTTCGTGGTCACTAGAACCACCGTGTGTCCAGATGCAAACCGAACGTGGAATTATGCGGTTGCCGCTTCTCCTACGTCCGCCTATGTGTGGTATCCGTATTCTATAACGTTAACCGTTGCTGGTGGAAACCCAAATGGTCTCGGTCAAAGACCAGGCATCGCATATTTAAAATTATATAATTCCGCAGGATCATATCTGATGGGTTCTTACACGACAAACGGACTTCAAACCAGTGGTGCAACAGCAATTTTTTTAACCACTGGTCCATCCGTTCAAGCAACCACATTTACCATTGTAAATTCTAGAAACACATTGACACTGACCGCTGCTAGTACAACATTTGGAACGGGGTTTGCAGCTCCATCAACCAGCACTGCATTTTGGAATATTTTTGCTAGAACCACTGGTCAGACCGGACAAAATGTGTTCACGTCTTCCTTTAGTAGCACGGTGAATGCCGGAACCGGCAATATATCGGGTGCGAGCATCTCACACGCAACTAATTCATTGATGGGGTTTATTACTTACAATGCATGTCCACCCCAACCTACTACGTTGGTCATTACAACAACTGCCACTGGAATTAGTATCACATGCCGAAGCAATGAAGCACAGAGTCTTGTGTCGGCCACAGTGGGTGAGGTTGTGTATGTGCGATTTTTTTACTCAAAAACCATCGGGGGAACCTACAATTATTTAGGGGCAGACACTACTATAACAAGAACTCTAATTTCAGGAACAACGTATCAATACACTGCGACCTTTTCAGGAGGGGTCACGTTGACCCAGGGGGAAAGATATTATTTTAAGGTCGCAACAATGAATGATTTGTGCATTGCATATGAGGCCGAAAATGCGGGTTCAATTCCAGCTAGCGAACAAAGCACCGCCGTTCTGGCACAATATGGAAGAGCGAACATAATTAGTGTAAGAAACCCAACAGACACTGCATGGACAAAAATTGATGTTAAAGTAAGAAACGCTGCCAATTCGGCATGGACAAATGCAGAAGTGGCAGTGCGTGATGCCACAAACACGGATTGGGCATACAATTAAACTGCAGTGGTATTGATCCAAATTGAACCTGCTCCTACGGCTCCTGGATCAGTTGTCTGAACATATATTTTAAATGGTCCACTTGCAGTATTTACTGAAAAAAAATTACTGGTTATTGTGAGATTTGTGCCAGTGGTTGTTATTACTCCTGGTGTGGATGTGTCCGCAGTGGTTGCCCCGGTTCTATATAAAAATGCATTATTCACACCGGCAAATGTTCCAACTGGGCCTGTTGCGCCCGTTGCGCCTGTTGTGCCTGTTGCGCCCGTTGCGCCTGTTGTGCCTGTTGCGCCCGTTGCGCCTGTTGCGCCTGTTACTCCGATTGCCGTATTTCCAGCCGAATATTTGATGTAGTAACGCATGACAATGTAGGGTTGTAGGTTTGTAAAGGCCGTATTTGTGGTTGTGTTATTTGCGTTTGTTATTGTAATACCGGCTGTGTTTCCTTGTGTGCTTGTGTATGTTGTTCCAGTGTTTGCTAATGTTTGATATACCACTGATGTATCAGTTCCAACATTTAAAGCAGCTACATTTGATCTTTGTATTCCATGTGAATGACCCGGATCAGTTAGTGTATTTGGATGACTATGTGCTGGAAGGTTGTTTGCGGTCAATGTGGTGGAACCTGTGCCGCCCGTTAGGCCAATTGCATTAAAATTTGCATCGGTGCTATTATAACCCGATATGACACGAGATTGAATGTTTGGTAAATTAAATGTGGTCAAATTGTCGCCTATGCCATAGGTTGTTCCAATTACGGCAAATAACTCAGAATAAGTTGAACGTGAAACAGCTGACCCATCGCACACCAAATATGGCCCAGTTATTGTGGATGTCAGCGGACCTGACCATGAAATGATTGTTCCTGCGGGTGCACCATCGGATGGACCCGTTGCGCCCGTTGCGCCTGTTGCGCCTGTAATGCCTTGTGGACCGGTTGCGCCTGTTGCTCCTGTTGCACCGGTTGGGCCTTGTGGGCCTGTTGCGCCTGTTGCGCCCGTTGCGCCCGTTGCGCCTGTTGCGCCAGTAGAGCCCGTTGAGCCAGTGGAGCCCGTTGCGCCAATCGCTATGAAACTGGTGTGAATGTGCGAATATGTGCTTGCGCTTTGAAAATATAGTAGGGCCGTTCGGTTGCTTGTATTTATATTCGTTGAAGTGACCACAACCCACAAAAAGTCATACGGAGTTAATGAAATGACGGTCGGTATAATCAATGAAAGTTCAATTTTCAAAGGAGTTACATGATCGTACAAAAAAATGAGGTCAGACCCGCTAGGCTCCAAATTTGTGTAAGTGCTTGTTCCCGAATTGTATCCAATCAAATAGTATCGCAATCCAATGCGATCTACATCACCGCTGCCGTTCGCCTTTGCGTATATGTTCATGTCCCAAGTGCCGGGAGGAATGGTGCTTATGTTCAAATCGCTGATTTTGACCGCAAATTGGACAATTGGAGATATGTTGTTATTTACTCCATTCGGTGTTACAAATGTGAGCGTGGTTTGTGGCAATGCCAAATTTGCAGTTTGGCTCAGCAAACTAACATTTGTATTTTGCGTCGGGTTATATGTTATACTTACTGGATTAACCATGGTGACACCCGTGATCGTTGAAACCTGCGCAGTTGTCAATGGGGTCAAGGTAGGCGTCGTGGATTCACTGTAGTTCATGTACAAAATGAGTCCGCCTGATGTGCCTTGTGACCCCTGTGGGCCCGTGGCGCCGGTTGCACCGGTAGCGCCTGTTGCGCCAGTAGAGCCCGTTGAGCCAGTGGAGCCTGTTGCGCCAGTGGAGCCTGTTGCGCCTGTTGCGCCTGTTGCGCCCGTGGCACCTGTTGCGCCGGTTGCGCCAGTGGAGCCCGTTTGACCAGTTATTCCTTGAATGCCTTGTGGACCGGTTGCGCCTGTTGCGCCTGTTGCGCCTGTTGCGCCGGTTGCACCCGTAGCGCCTGTTGCGCCCGTGGCACCTGTAGAGCCCGTTGCGCCCACGGGCCCGGTTTGCCCCACGCTGACAATGACCAAAATGATCGGGTCGTTTTGCGCAAACGCTCCACCCGCGGATGTTTTCAGTGTGACGTCCCATTGCACATAGGGGGCAGGATTAGGAGGGTTTGGAAACTGCGTTGCTGTGGTTACTGTCCACACTTGATATTGCCCGGCATTGGTCTGGCTTTGTAAAACCACGTCATCGCCCGCATTCACCAAACTCAGCAAAACCGAAATATCCGTGGGTGGGACCCCGTTTTCAAAATAGGAAACGTACAATTCAGTGGCCAACGTTTGTGTGGCATCGTTCCACCGGATGTATCCCGATGCGGGCGCAGGTATTTGGGTGGTTATGTCCGCCAAATAATTGTAGTACGACACGGACTGTCCTGCAGGGCCCGTTGCACCCGTTGCCCCTGCTGCGCCTGATGCGCCGGTTGCGCCGGTTGCGCCCGTTGCGCCCGCTGGACCCGTTGCACCTGCTGGTCCAGGATCGCCTTGCGCCCCCTTCGGACCCGGCGGACCTGGCGGCCCCTCCACCGAATTGGCGCAGCAGCAAATTGTTTTATTCGCTAAATATTCCGAATACGTTGATGACGACGATGACGCCATTCGGGTTCGGTTTATTGGAGTATTACTGTAATATATTCATGCGCTATAAAAAATGCACAGTTTTAACAATAACATACTGTTAAAATTGGGTTATTGTGTCATCAATCGGTTTGGATCCAGACGAATGTCATACAGGGATGACCCATTTTCAGCCGACTCGGGACAATTGAAATCAAACCGAATGTTCTTGTAATTGAATGGGCTGAAATGCACGTGCGCGATGTACTGCACCTCGGGCGAATAGGTGGCTCGGTTCACACACAAGCACGAATCCGCCCGCATCATCGTGTCGCAGAATTCGGAATCGTCCCACATTTCGGCACCCCTCATGCCGCCAGTCTTGATTGCCGTGGCTAGTTCAAACAAGTGGTCCATGGGTTCTTGCGTTCCAATGAACAGCGTGTCGGACGACCCCAGCACCGTCCGTGCATCGGCAGAACAAATCGTCAACTTATCTATTTCATATTGAACCCGTTTTTCAATGCATGTTTGTGTTGAAAGCGTCGTTGTGAATGCCGGATGCTGGATGACGATGTCAAACAACCGACCAAACACGTGCAGATCCATGTCAATGTTGTGCTGGCGGCAATACTCGTTTTTGATTTTGTTCAATGCGCGCTTGCGATGTATCAGTCGGGGAATGAAGCCATCCTTTTCATTGGCGCACTGCACGGTTTCAATGTAAGCCTGGTGCGTCGCACGCTCTTCTTCCGCATGACTGCCGTCCAAATTCTCAACGTAATCAAAAAAACACACCCGGAATCCAAAGTCGGAAAAAATTTGCCGGATTCGGGTTTCATTTTCGTCCGAATAATTCCCCGACGCCAGTTTGTTGCTCAAAACAAACACGTGCACCACTGTATCTCTGAATATCGGCGCCAGCATTTCCAGATTCTCTCTCAAATTGTCCGCGTAGGTTCTGAATTCCCCGTAAATCATCAGCGCAACCTGCTTGATTGGCCACGGCGTTGAATCCAATGCCAGTGGCGCACTGCACTGCACCCAAGACACGAACTCCGTCAGTTTGCAGCATTCCGCGTGGTACAAACTTGCGATTTCATGGTTCCCGTTCTTGTTTTGAAACAGCACCTGGTTTTGCGCGTTTTTGACAAACTCGGTGCCCGGTTCAAACTTCAAGAAATGAATCTTTGCGCGGGCGTGCAGTCCCTCTTCCCCCACGAATGACGCGGTTTCGTCCCGGTTCATGTAGTCGTTCACGGACCGCCCTAAAATGCCGGGCCCCGAAAAATCCAGTTTGGAGCCGGGCACGGTCCCGGTTTGCACGTTGCGCACAATGGCTTGAATGCACCGCATGAGCGCCGGATGCCGGGGCACGGCGGCAATGAACCCGCACGCCAGGTTGTGCGTGCCCTCGTTGGCGCTCAAATTCAAGTCAATCGGAACCACCAGTTCGGCGCCCGGTATTAAAAAGTCGTCTAGGGATCCCAGACACAGGGTGTCAATGTCGGCATACACGCCGCCCTTGACCCACAAGTAGCAGTACCGGAACAAATCGGACTTGTATGCGCCGGGCACAATTCGTTGGTACGCGGTTATTACCCCGCGTTCAAAATGCGCCCGAATGAACTGCTCCCGCTCCGCCGCATCCATCAGCACAAATTCATGGCGCGGGTTGTGCGTCTTCCACGTGTCCACGATGGCTTGAAACTCGGGATTCAACTGCTTGTGCTCCCACGTTTGCATGACGCGTTTGGGAATCGGGGACAACAACGATGCCGATGAATTGGGATTCTGAATGCACCGGTCAAATTCCACTTCAGCCATCCGCGCCAGTTCGGCCCGTTCTAATGCAACTGCGCGGATTACTTCATTTGTAATCTTTGCGAGAACGATGGGATCGGCCGAGCTCAAGTCAAACTCTAGTGCCGTTTTGAATTTGTAAATGGAATGGTTTGTTTTGCCCATTGCGATCGGGGTCAGCGTGGAAAACGCAAGCGGGATTGCGCCAGACATGCTCTTTCCCGCAATGTGGTCTTCGTTGTTCACGTCAGTGATGACGTAGTCGCACGTTTTCAGTAATTCAATCATGTCGCTGGCGCACAACCGTCCGTGCCCAACAAGCTCAATGCAGTCATTCAATTGGGTCAAATCAATCGGTATGCGGTGCGGCATCCAGCGCGCACCGACGCAATGCAGCTTCACGCGGGTTCCGTTTAAACCCGACATTCGGTTTATGAAATTGGCGTCAATGTTGCCGTGGTCACTGTGTCCACCCACAATTGCAACGTGAATTGCTTCATCCTGATTCATACTCATACAGCTCATTTTTTCGGCCGCAGTTACGATGTCATAGCACGGAAGGGCCCAGCGTTTATGCAATCCCTGCCCGAATGCAAATGGGCGCACTGCAATGCGATGATGATATTCGGCACGCCTCTGCATGGGAGTGTGTTCAATCACAATGAAGCGTTCATCTATCCATTTGGGATTTATCCCCATGTCATCATCGGTTGGGATAAAGATAACATCAAACTGTTTCCGCGTTTTCAATTCACTAAATGTATTGAATTCAGCGTATTCAACCTCCACCCCTGTTTTTCGGAAGTGTTTTTTGTAAAAATCCAACCATCCCCAATTATTCCCATTGGTTTCAGTGAAAATGGACACTGTGCTCATGGCATTTGTGCCATTTGTGGCATTCGCTACGTAATGCAGGATGTATCCAAACATTTCATAATGACACTGAAGAGTGTTGACAATTGCCACACGCTTTTCAACATCATAACCCAGCAATTTGACCCACTGCTGCGCCCGGTGCGTCCACGTGCAGCCCTCGGCGTATGCGCGGCCCTGCTCTCTTTGCTTGGTTTGCTCTGTTTCATCCGAGGTTATTCTGCAGAGCGCCTCCAGCTCGGACCCCGGCGCAATCTGGATGCCGCACCCGCCCATCGTGTCCGTTAGCCCCGCGACAGGGTAGTACAAGCAAATCACGCCCGACATCAGCATTTCCATGGCCGTGATGCACGACGTCTCGGGCCAGTCCGTGGGATACAGCCAGTACTCCGCCGCGCCCATTTCGGCGTACAGCTGCGCAGGGTTGAGCTGGCCCAGGTGCCGAATGCACTCTTTGCCATGGGTATCATTGAGCTGCGCAATGCGGGCCTGGATTCGGCGCTCGTCGTCGTTGCACGGGAACGGCACGTAGGTGGAGATGACGAGCGTGGCGTCCGGCAGCACCGCAACAATGTCGTGCCACAAGTCCAAGATTCGGCTTAAACCGCGCTCCGTGCGCGATGTGTAAATGAACCGGTTCCGCACCTTTGTTCCAATGGCAGGAAACATCGTCGGGTCAATTCCATTATTAATGATGTGCAGTTTGGATTGTAAGGTCGGGTACTGGCGCGCGTACTCGTCCGCATGCCACCGCGTCTGGCACACGCACCCGTCAATGTGGTCCGACCATTTTTCCAGGATTGCCGTGTCGCTCAGGTCGCACCCGTACGCCAGCAAGTGCGTGTCGTGCGCCCATATGTAGAACTGGTGCCACGACGCGATTGCCCCGTACAGCTCCAGAAACGACACGTACCGCGAACAAACAATCGTGTGAAACGGCGTGGTGCGCAGCAGCTCCGGCAAATCGGCCAGTCCCACGTACTTCACGCCAACACTGGATTCGTCTTCAAAAACGCCGCCCGAAACGTAGACGGTGTATCCCTGGCGACACAGTTCATTGGACAGGTGCGCCACCGCGCGTTCGGAGCCGCCCAATGCGCCGTGCAACATGCTGCTGTGATTCCACGGCGCGGGGCTGTACCCCGCATAAAACAGGACGGCCTGACTCTTCTTACATTCAGAACGAGAGAAATTCGGGGAAATAATTAGACTCCGAACCGGGGGTAATAAATGAATTCCGTATGCAGCATAATTGAAATCTTTTACAACGTCGTCAAACGTGCTCACCGGCACCCCGTTCTCTCGCAAAAATCGCAAATATTCGTTCGTAAGTGCCGCAAACTGCGACAGCGTGATTGCTGCACTGTTGGACAATTCATGCACGGAACCAACGAATTTCAGGAAGAACCGCAGGTTGAACATGAGGTTTCGCAAGTGCCATGCGCTGAAGACGCGCTGCTTCCGCGTGAAAATGATTTCATACATGCGAACCCCGCACGCGCGGTCGCCCACCCGATCTGCCACAATGATCATGTAATACGGCAGAAAAAAGTTGGCCTTGTCGGGCTCCAAAAACAGCTTTGAACCTTGGCCTTGGCCTTGTAGTTGCGCCCGCTCGTAATGCGACTGCACGATGCGATAATACCCGTACGCCACGTCATTGGCGTTATCGCAGCAATAATGCACGACTAGCGGATACAAGCACTCCACGCGCTCCAAATCATAGTGCAGCGCCTTCACCAAGTAGAAGAATCCGTGCTCCTTTTGTCCCAGCGCCTCGTAGCATTGATGTATGTAGAGGCACGACAAGTACTTCTCCTGCGCCCAGTTGTCCTGGGCCAGCGTGACTTTGTACCAGCGAATGGCGTCCTCGTGCCGGCCGCAGTCGCGGTAGCTGTTGGCGCAATAAAACGCGTAGCGCTTATGCAATGGGTCGCCTTGGGATAAGGCCTCGGCGTGCGCCGCTTCCAGCAGCAGCGCGTCTTTCAAATACTTATCGGGGTCCTGGTTGCGCGACCCGCTGCGCCCCGACACCACGTAGTAGTCGCCGCTCAGCACGCAGATGCGTAGTTGCTCGTTGGGGGATGGCTCCAGGCAGCTGATGTACTCGTGCACGACCGAATAGTACTGGAACCGCTTGCGGTTATTAATCAGTAATGTTCGCGTGTAACTAATCCCGCCCGCGTTGGGCGCGCCGAATTGGAGGTGGTACTCGTCGTGCGTCACTGCGGATGGCATCGTAATGGTGCCGTGAATGTCGTCGTCGGCGTCAAACACGAGCAGCAGGTCGGTTTTGCCGTGCGCCCGATTCAGTGCCAGGGTGCGGTTGTGCGCGAAATTGACCCACTCGTCGCAGTGCAGCTCGCCTTCAACTCGGACCTTTTTAAAGAACTCCTGGATAATCTCGCGGGTTGCGTCGGTGGACCCCGTGTCGCAAATGACCCAGTAATCAAACCGGATCTTGGTGCACAGCATTTCCAGGGTGCGCCGAATGATGTGCGCCTCGTTCTTCACGATCATGTTCAAACACACGGATAATTGTAATTGCATGATATATGGTGTAAATATCTCATGCATTGAATCCGGACGGTTTGTTTAAATGCGTTTCGGCACAATCCATCATCCAGTTGCAATTAACGAAACCTAACAGGAGTAAAATCTGTGGTTAAACCCGAATTTGTGCGGAAATCCACATAATTGGTTACTTGTCCTACAACCCATACACTTATGGGTTGATTGAACGCAGTTGCGCCTTTGAACATGCTCTGCATATTTGTAACATTTGCGGTATTCCATGACCCAATTGGTTGGTTGAATGCAGTTGCGCCTTGGAACATCTCGGCCATGGTCCCGCCCATGGTCCCAACAGCGCTCGTGTTCCATGCGCCAATCGCTTGATTGAATGAAGTAGCCAATGCAAACATTCCACCAATATGAGTAACCTTTGACGTATTCCATGAACCTATATCTTGATTGAACGCGCTAGCAATAAAAAACATTAAATTCATATTTGTAATATTGGATGTGTCCCATGACTTAATTAGTCCATTAAAAGATGATTTACCCAGGAACAATGCATTCATGTCCGTCATCAACGTTGTGACGATGTTGTTCCATATAACGGGAACCGATTGCCCAGGTGGGATGAACGGCGCACTGGTTCCGCTGGCATAGTTCGTAATCGCAGTTTTCATGTCTTGTTTTACAACCGCAAACCATTCCATGCCGGTTCCTCTTGGGTTTGCTTGAATGAATTTGGGTGTGGACGTGGGAACAGTTGCGGCAAGTCCAGTGTATTGGATTGTCACGCCATTTGCTGCAAGCATTATTTCTGGTGGCGGTGGTGCGGATGCAATCACGGTCGGCACCAAGGGCGCCAAGCTGTACTGCGACTCCAATGCCGTGATGCTGACATCTCGCTTGTTTGCAATGTAGTAATCTACACTGCCGGCGTACACAACGGAGAACGTGTAGTTGTTGCTGGCATCCAGCACCATGTTGTTCACGGTGGTCGTCAGATTGTCCACGCCGCCCGTCACCGTTGCGCTCGTTTGGTCCTTGTCAAACTTCACGGTGACCAGGTGGGTGACCGTTGTCGCCGCGATCGCGAGCGTGCCGCTCACCAGCGTCGGGTTTTTCAATCGGTTGACCTTTTCGTTGATGGTGCCGTTCGCATTCGTCAGCCCCATCTTGATGTAAATCTCCTTGGTCCAGTTCTGCAGGTCCGTCAAGCTGATGCTGTTCACCGCAACGGTGTCTGGGCTCACGTTGGAGCCGTTGGCCTGCAGCGCGCTCAATTCCGTCACCAGCGCGACAATATTATTGTTCATCACGGCGATGCTGGTGCTCGCGTCGCTTGCCGACGAGTTGTTGGCTTTTGTCGACACCACGGTCGCGAGCGACGTGAAGTCGGTCTGGTTCGCCTTCAGCGCCAGGGCGTCGGACAACGCCGACACGTCCGCCACGGCGGCCTTGGTTCCCAGCGCTGCCGTAACCGATCCTGCAAAGTTGTTTTGATTGTTCAGTGCGGCGGCGATCTCGGCCAGCGTGTTCAGCGTCTCCGGCGGTGCGCCGCCAATAAGGTTGGATATTTGGGTGCTCAAATACGCGGTGGTGGTTTTCAGCGCGGCTTCCGACGACACCGCCGCAATGGAGGCCGTGGTCGCCGTGATTGCGGTTTGCATGGCGGCAACCGATGCGGACATGACCGATGCAACCGACGTAACGGCCGTAGCGCACGCCCCGTTTTCGGCTGAAATGTTCGCGTTCATCACGCTCTGCACCGACGCCAACGACGAGGTGGCCGTGCTGAGGGACGTGGAAAATGTCACGAGCGACACCGCGCGGGCCACCAGCTCGGCGGAAATCGCGGTGCTCAACGCAGTGTCGGCCGCGGCAAGCGACGTAGACGCGGTTGCGAAGGCGTCGCCGACTGCCGTAACCGACGCCGCGCGAACGCTCGTCTCGGTCGCCAATCCCGCTGCAGTCGCGTTGGTTGACGACGTGATGGCCGTCGACGTGGTGGCAAGCGACTCGGACACCGACGCAACGTGTGCGCCGCGGGTGCTTACTTCGCTGCTCAGCGCAGTGCTCAGGCTCACATCCGCCGATGAAAGCGCCACAACCGACGAACTCAGCGCTGCTGAAACGGACACGATTGCGCTCGCGCGATTCACGGTTTCCGTGGTCAGCGCGTTGGACGCGGCGGTGAGGTCGGCCATCACGCTCGCAATCTGCGTCAAACTGGGGTTGGTGGTCAATGTGGACGCGATTTCGGCCAGCGTGTCCAGCGCGGCGGGTGCGCTGCCTTTCAGGGCGGACATTGCCGCGCTCAAGGCGATGGTTGCCGCGGACGTCTCGTTGCTTATCAATGTGGACAGATTGGACACAGCTGTCAACAGCGACGGCAGTGCCGTGCTGAGCACCCCCGACGAAACGGATTGCAATTGGCTGTCGCGCACCGCCACTTCCGTGGAAATGACGGTGCTCAGTGCGGAATTCGCGCTCACGAGCGAGACGAGCGCGCCACTTGCCGCAACGGACAGGGAGCTGACCTGGCTGCGCTGCACCGACTGCTCCGCCGTGAGCGCGGAGCCCAGGCTGGCATTGGCCGACGTGAGCGCGGACGCCGACGCACTCGTGCCCGACGACAGGGCCGCCACCGACGAACTGAGCGCGGCGGATTCCGCCGTAATTGCGGCCGAAACCCCCAAATGTGTCGTTCGCAGAACCGAGACGGCGCCCGACACCGACGCGGAAAGCGACGTCGCGGCGGTCTGGCGCGTGCTGGTTTCCACGGTCAGCGCAGCGGTCAAAGACGCCGTGATTGCCGAGACCGACGACGCTGCGGTGCTCACGGTGCTGGAAACGACCGACACGGACTGGCTGCGCGCAACGGATTCGCTGGAAATTCCGGTGCTGATGGAAACGTCGGCTGCAACGAGGTCCGACCGGCGGGTGCTAACCGCCGTGGACAGGGACGCCACATCCGAAGTCCGCGTGCTGGTTTCGGTGCTGAGCGTCGTACTGAGACCCGAGTCTACTGCGTTCAACGAAACTGACGCCGCGCTGACGGCCGTAGACAGGGACACCACCTCCAAAGTCCGTGTGCTGATTTCCGCGATGAGCCCCGTGATCAACCCCGAGTCCACCGCGCTCAATGAAACCGACGCCGCGCTCACGGCGGTGGACAGGGACGCGGTTGCGATGCTCCGCGCGCTGATTTCCGTGCTGAGTCCCGTGATGAACCCCGAGTCCACTGACAAGAGTGATGCGTTGGTCGCGCTCACGGCGGTGGACAGGGACGTAACCTCTGAAGTCCGCGCGCTGATTTCGGACGCAATGGAATTCAACAGCATCGTGTTGCCGTTCGTGATGGTGGCCGTGAGCGACGGGTCGTTCCCGATGGCGGTTGCGATGTCCGACAGCGTGTTCATCGTGGACGACAGCCCGTCCCCCGCAATGGCTGCCGTCTTGACGTTCACGAACGACTCCGTTGCAATGACGCTGGCGTTGAACGTGGGCTGCACCGTGAAATCCCACTGTCCCGTGGTGGTGACGCTGCCGTCCGAAAACACGGCATTCCCGGAAACGTCCAGCCGGGTTGTAATGGTGGCGGTTTGCAGCACGGCGGTTTCAAGGGTGGCGTTGCCGATGTTGGCGGTCGCGATGCTGGCAGTCGCGATGCTGGCGATCGGAATCGTGGTAATGCCCGTGAGCACGGCGTCATTGACGGGCGCTTTCAACAAGTGCAAGACGTCGTCCGCGTTCTTGCGGGCCAGGATTTCTTGGTTCAACACGGCCGTCAAATCCGACAAGTGGGACACGACGTCCGAATTCGTCACCTTCCCAATCACGATGTTGGTCATGAGGGTGCAATTGTAAAACGCCATGGTGCCAATGCTTTCAACGTTTTCGGGAATGGTGAGCGTGCCGACCAGCTTCACCGCCATGAACGCCTTGTCCCCAATGCGCGTCAAATTGCTGGTCAAAAAGGTGGGCGTGAGCGTCGTGTTTGAAAACGAGGTTTTGGACTCAAACGCAGATGCGCCGATTTCGGTGATTTTGTATGCATTGGCCGCATTTCCGGCGCCGTTGTAGGTGGCGTTTGTCCCTGCATACGTCAGCGGAATCGGGGGGAAGGTACCCCAATTAGCGAGTGAGGTTGGATATCTGGTGGGATTCACCCCCACAATGGCGAGCGTTTTGTTGGCAACCGACAACACCGCGTATGTGAAATTCGTGTCGGTGAAGGTTGTCATGGGTTGGGGAGCGATGATTTGTTATTATATCATTTATTTATATAAAAATAAATGGAACAAAATAAATGGGGACAAAATAAATGGGGACAAAATAAATGCTGAATGCTAAATGCTGCCCCCTCGGTTAAAGTATTCCTTGCGAAACTCCAGCATGTGGCGGTCGGGAATTCGGTCGCCGCGCATGAACTCCTCCGGGCTGCGCGTGCCTTCAATCAAGTTCACAATCATGAAGAGCGAGTACATGCCGCACTCCGTGTTGAGTTTTTGGTGCTGCTTTCGGTTTTCGTAGTACTTGAACCGAATGCCGAGGGCGCGCCCCTGCGCCGTGACCGTGTTGATGAATTCGCGGATTTCTTTCTGCGGGCGGTACCCCGTGCTGTCAAAAAAGAAAATGTAGTTGTTGTCCGGCGCAATGTTGATGAAGAGCGACACCCAGTGCGAGCCGTCTTCCGTGTGCGGGTCCGTGTTGAAAACGACGCCGATTTTGTGCGTGCCCGAATCCATGTACTTCTTCAGGCTGAAGTTGCAGAGCTCTTCCCACACGCACACGCCGGCCACCTTGCGCGCGTTGTAATCGCTGGGGGACGGCCCCAAAAATTCAAACGCGGGGAACTTGTCTTCGTACTGCTTCATCACGGTCTCAATGTCGTCGCTGGTGAGCCACTGGTCGGGGTCCCGAGTCCACGAATTCGGAGCCTCGGGCGCAAACGCGTTAAACCCCGCGGGTTCGGCGTCCATGATTCGCTTCATCCAGCACGCTTCGTTGCGGCACATGCCCTTCATGCGGTCCTTCAGCGCCGTCCATATTTCTTTCGGGTCGTTGGTCTCAATGCGCGCGTCGGGGTGCCGCACGTTCCACCCGTCCCTCAGCTGGTGCAGCATGTCGTTGTCGTAGCACGTGAAGTAGTTGTCCTGCACGGGACCGCACTTCAGCCGTTCAAACTCCTTTTTCATTGTGGATGAATGATGGCGACGGCCTTGTTTTTGTTTTTGTTTTTGTTTTTTTTTGTCTTTTGGGTTGCGTTTTCGGGTTTGTTTGGATTGTTTCTTCATTTTCATGGGGGCATGTTACTATTGCATTATAAAAATAAAATTAAGTTCGTTTCACTTATCGTTTCGCTTCTTCGGCTTAAGGTCTTTTGTTTTGAATTTGGGATCGTCCAGGTTTATCTCTCGTTGCTGGGGGATGGGCACATTATTTTTAATGGTGGGGGTGGGTGTGGTTTTAATCACGTACGTGTCCAGCGTGGGCATTTTCTGCGCCTTGTGCTTGTCAAACGACAGCAGTATCTCCAGCTTTTTCTTGGATGAGTCGTTTAGATTGTTTGCATCATGATCATCATCATTATTGTCATCATCATTGACGCCCTCATCATTGTCCGCATCATCATTGACGCCCTCATCAATGGGGGGCAGATACCCGACGGCAACGCACTCGGCGACGTACTCCTCCTGCAATGTATCGTTTTTATCCTTGTTCCTAAAGTGCGTGATGCACGCCTTCGCGTACGCTTCAAACGCTTGCAGCACGAAAATGTCGTTCACCGTGTCCCCCTTCAGCAGGTCGCGCGTCATTTCGGTAATTCGTTTCTTGTAGAAGCGCTTGGCTTTTTCGTATTTCCCGCTCAGGTCGGCTTCTTTCGCGCGCAGGTACCTCTCGTACTGCGGCTGGTTCACCATGAGGTCCAGCGTGACGTGATCCACCTGGTCTAAATTCAGGTTCATTTTACAACAACCAATCAATCAATTGCATATTATGTGTGAATATGCAAATGCGGGGCATTTAGCGCGATAAAATGCAATAAACAACTATCCATCCTATCATAAATTCACCTATTTTGATAAGTGTATGGACAAATGTATTACCATTTTCTATTTTCCATTGAAATAAAAACACTCTTTTATTGAAGTATAATTGACCAAATTGATAGATAAAATAGACGATTCCCAGCGTGCGGTAATAATACGATAATGCACCAATCAATGCATGAATGATTGCGTAATAAAATGGCTTTTCGTAATACAGTGTCATGCTTATAAATATATGAATATAAGGAATGTAAATAATTTAGACACATCCGCTGAAATAGCATAAAAAAGCAATGAACACGGATTCGCGCGAATATCACATTCTCTTAAACGCGGTTGCGCGGGTCAAGGACGTGGACGGTCTCACCTGCGAAATCGGGGTGCGCGAAGGCGGCGGAACCAAACTCATCATGGAAACGCTGCAGAGCACGGGGCAGCAAAAGGTTCACATTGCGATCGACCCCTTTGGAAACATTGAGTACGAACACTTTGAAACCCGGAAGGAACGGCTGGATTACACCAACGCCATGAAAAACCGAATGCTCGCAAACTTGTATGCGCTGTGCCACAGCACCGGAATGGAGTGCCTGTTTTTCCCGTTGGAGGACACCGAGTTTTTCAAGCGCTACTGCGACGGAATCCCAATTTACGATGAATACAAACGCATTGTAAATAAGTACGCGATGGTGTTTTTGGATGGCCCGCACACCACGGAGCTGGTCCGGGCCGAATTTGATTTTTTCAACATGCGCATTTCGCTTAATGGCGTCATCGTGTTTGACGACATTGACCAATACCCGCACATGGACCAGCTGGACGGCTACATCCGGGCCAACGGGTTTGCAGTGCTGGAACAGGGGGAGTGCAAAATCAGCTACGTCAAGCTTTAATGACGACGACGGGATCCACCGCTGCGCTTAGATCCGCTGCGCTTAGATCCGCGACGGGACTTCTTGGACTTCTTGGACTTCTTGGACTTCTTGGACTTCTTGGACTTCTTGGACTTCTTGGACTTCTTGCCTCCAATGGGGGGGCGGCGGCCACTCATACTCATCCAGCCAAGCCCATCATCATCATCATCATCATCATCATCCATTGCTGCTGGTGCTAGTGCTGCTGCTGGTGCTAGTGCTGCTGCTGGTGCTAGTGCTGCTGCTGGTGCTAGTGCTGCTGCTTCTCTTGCTTCTCTTGCTTCTCTTGCTTCTCTTGCTTCTCTTGCTTTTCTATTTGCGTGTTGTTCCATCAACTGCCTCACACGATTTGTCCAATCCTCGACACTATACATTACAGGGTTTGGGTTTTTAATCTTACCAGTTTTGGCTTGTGCCAACGCTATATCATTCAAATTCTCATCAAATAGTTTAGCATAAGACATTTTGTTTATAAATGGTTATACATTTAGTTAATATTAAAAAATAAAATGCAAAATGAAAAGATCATTGGGTCAAGAAGAACCTTGGTTAGAGAGGTGCGGAGCCATTCTACTGCGTTTAGGAGAGGTGCGGAGCCAAGGTACTGCGTTTAGGAGAGGTACGGAGCCAAAGGCTACTGCGCTGAACCTTGGTTCTCCGGTTGGTTCTCCGTGGTTTAACCTTGGTTCTCTGCCGCATACACGTCCTTAAGTAAGCGCGCGGACGGATCAAGAACTCCCTCGCAAAACGGGTGCCTCCAAAAATACGGAATGGTCTCGGCACGTCCTTTTCCAGGAAAGCATTTGGCGAATATAGTCCGGTAATAGTAGCTCTCCTTGTCGTACGGCGCGTTGTGCTTAAATTTATGCAAGTCGTTTGCCTCTACGTCGCTCACGCGCGTATCGACATATTCCTTAATGATTTGCACCCAGGTGCGGTCGTGCCCGCTCACGCCGTCGCTGAACGCCTCCTTGCGCCGCCACATCACGTCCTCCGGCAGCAGCCCCTCAAACGCCGTGCGCAGCAGGTGCTTTTCCACCGCATGCTCGGCCCCTTCGCCGAACCGCTTCATCCACGGCGGCAGGCTCATGACGCATTCCAAGAACGCCTTGTCGGCAAAGGGCACGCGCGCCTCCAGCCCGGCGCCACTGATGCTCTTGTCCGACCGCAGCAGGTCAAAGCAGCGCACGTCCCGCACCATGCGCACATTCTCCTGGGCAAACGCGTGGTCGCTGGGTGCCTTCGTGAACCCGCGATACGACCCGAAAATCTCGTCGCTCATGTCGCCGCAGAAAATGACCACGTTGTCCGTGTTGTCATAGATGTACTTACTGACCAAGTAGTTCCCCACCGACGCGCGCACGGTGGTGGTGTCGTAGCTCTCAATCTGGTAAATGGTGGCGTCAATGGCGTCCAAAAACTGCTGCTCCGTCAGGCACACCTCGTGGTGCCGCGTGCCCAAGTACTCGGACACGCGCCGCGCCCACTTCAAGTCCACGGAACCCTCCAGGCCGACGGCATACGTGTCCACTGTCGTGCCCGGTGAGTGCTTGACCACCAGCGCGGTGACAATGGAGCTGTCCAGGCCGCCCGATAAAAGGCAGCCCACGGGGCGCTCGCTCATGAGCCGCTTGCACACCGCCGATTCAAACAAGTCGCGCACCAATCGGCATGCATTTTCTTCCAGCACCGCCGGGGGCGCGTGGATGTCGTCGCCAAAAGACGCCGTGCCGAAATTGTAGATGTACGGCACGTCCTGCGCCTCGTCCACAGTAAGCTTCGGGTAATACGGCTGCATCTGCGTGTCAAAGGTCGTCGTCGTCTTGCGCACCGTCATGCAGCACCCGCCGGGAAACTGCTCCACGTGGTCGCAGTGCTGCAGCGCCTTCATTTCGCTCGCAACCGAGATGTCGCCCTCGTAGTCGCTGGAACTGCCGATATAAAGCGACCGCACGCCGAACGGGTCGCGCGCAACGTGCACCAGGTCGCGCTCTTGGTCAATGAGCACCAGCGAAAACACGCCGTCCAACTCGCGCAGCGTGGCGCACATGTCGCCGTTGAACAACTTGTACAAATGAATGATCACTTCGCAGTCCGACCCGCTCACGCAGTTAAGCCCGTGCTTTTCAATGAGCTGCCGGTGGTTGTAAATCTCGCCGTTGCAAACCAGCTCGCACCCCAACAAGTTGAACGGCTGGTCGCCGGCGGGAGTTAGCCCGTTGATGGCCAGCCGGTGAAACCCGATGCAACGCTGACCCTGCACAACGGAGTGACTCATAATGAAGTGACTCACAACGAAGTGACTCACAACGAAGCGACTATTGTCCGGACCGCGGTGAGATATTTTAGCAAAATTTTGTTGCAACCCGTTCAGCGTGTGCATGGGAATACGGGAAGATCCAAACGCTTCGTAATAAAAAATGCCGCACATCACAGAGATCACAGAGACAACAGATGTGCAAACGAGAGATAACAAATAATGGGTTCAACTCTTTAAATGATTGTTTAAAAAATATAAATATTGTGCTATAACAATAATCATAATCATAATCATAATCATAATCATAATCACAATGACGCAACAGCAACCACGCGTGTTCATGCCGCAAGAGCCATTTTATGGGGTTGCACGGGGGGTGGCGCAGTGTCAGCAGGAACGCACGGAAGAATTGAGCCGGCGAATGCGCGACCGCAACGTTCCGTCGGCTCCGCTGCAGCCGCAGATGTGCGCGCGTCCGGTGCTGACCAAGTACGCCATGATGCCCATTCTGGACCAGCGCAAGGAAGCCACCGTGCCGCTCTCAACCTATCCGGTATTCAACCCGGAACAGGTGTTCAACCCGGGGAGCGCGGTTGCACCGTGGTCCGGCTACGCCACGGCGGTCAACGTGGAATCCACGCTGCGCAACCAGTTTTTCGGGATGCAGCGGTGCGAGCAGTCCGAGTACGTGCCGTCGTCCAAGAGCGACTTGTACAACGTCCGCATTGAATCGCGCCAAATTCCGCAAACCCATCCGCTCTTATTCCGAACCGAGCGGTTTGCACCCATGAACCCGGACTGCTTCAATTTAGCAAACCGCACATTCAACAATTCCACGCGCACCGAAATTAAAAATGTAGAATGAAATAACGTGGAATGAAATAACGTGGAATGAAATAACGTGGAATGAAATAACGTGGAATGAAATAACGTGGAATGAAATAACGTGGAATGAAATAACGTGGAATGAAATAACGTGGAATAGTACTTATTAAATTTAATATGTGGGCATTACATACGCACATATCATACCTTCAAACATGGCGGAGGGCCCTTATTTCAGCCCATATCGGGATGCTCGTGTGATAGCAACCCTCACTCCGTTGGTTACGTTGCTGATAAACATTGATGAGTTGGTCAAGCCCGCCAATTCAACGTTATCAGAAGTGGGTGATGTTGCCGATGTTTTTGAGTGGGTTACTCCCGATTTTTTTATGAGGTATGTCAAATCATTAGAATATGATATGAAACAAAAGAAACTGCTTGACAAGACCGACAAGAATCTACAAGCAGCGATAAACAAGTTAAAAAATGAAGATGCGTGGTTGCCATTCGGGGTTGACAATGAAAAAGACGGGTCTGAATTCGCCACCGCGGTTGGTGATGCCATTAGAGCTGCCAATACTGTTCTTGCTGCTCTTGCCATTGCTCTTGCTCCTCCTCTTGCTCCCAATCCGTTGGTTACAATTGATCCATCATCTACCGCGTATGTGTGCCATCGCGACCCATCAGGAATCATTCGTCAAACCATGTCCGATTCGCAGTATGCATTAGATACGTTGCATTACTTAACTCCGACGGGGTTTATGCCGATTTTGGAGGGTGATCCCAATCTTTATGCGATCCATGCCATGGTGTTGCATTTGAACCCATACCATTTAAAAACAGTTAGGTTTCAACCCAAGCATAGGTCTGACGATAACCCAAAATTGTCATTCCAATTCAGTGAACCAGTGAGCATGCCGTTTGTGGAAGCATCAGAATTGCATTTTTGCATTCCACCAAATCAGCAAGACGTTGCAATTCCAATTTCCTATCAGTCGGATTATGTCGACGTGTTACTGCCTCTCGTTCCAGCATCCCAATTGCGGGATGTGGTGATCATTGATCCAAACGAAATGATATCACAGTTCGCAGGAGACCTGCGGAACGTGCATTTGCATGCCAACTTGGGTCTGCAAGAATGTCCCATGGAAGAACTTGTTTCTGCTCGTGTCAATTTTGCACGCCTAACTGAACCCATTTGCTCATTTTTGGACACTTTATTAATGATGACTGCTGGATTGGAGGACACGCACCATGTAAAGTCTGCCACAAAAATTCCGTACATTTACAGCATCAACATGCAAACCATGAGTTGCACAAGAATTCCCATGTTGAGTCACGATCTTGGCATTCCTTTAATGCCTGCTCAACAATTTGAAGAACTCAACCAAGCCACCCAGATTGAAACGCATTTGATTCGTTACATAATGTTTCAAATGATATTGACTTATCGGAAATTTACATGGGATGATTTTCTAACTTGTCCAGATCACATGGTAACGTTTGACTTGTACCTTAGAAGAGGCGCAGGAGATGTCGGCTATCATTATGACTTAACCCCTGGCACCGTGGTTTCATCGGTTGGATTGTTGTACAGCATGCCTCACGGACATGTGAAGATGGGAGCACAACTAATTCCACGCAGATATCGCATAGATGGGAGTATTTCAGACAGAAATGTCAGACCAATGAACCCATTTGTCATGCGAAACACTGTCTTATTAATGAATAATTCAACTTGGTCACACAGCACTCCTGATTTACCAAACTTTATGGGTAGAACCCCGCATGAGGCAAGTTATGAAGTTAGAAACCAAAAGCACGAAGCCATTTTTTATGCCAAATTGAATGTCACGTACACCCCAATTCCAGTTCCTGAAATGATTCGTGCCAAACTACAGGAGTCGGCGGCGAGTCCATCCCGGACGTTTTTGCGCTCGTGGCACATTGTGACAATTTCCCAAGAACAACAACAGTATCTAGGACCCCGTGAATCAGTGACATTTCCAGGTGGAATGCAATTTGAAACACTAGCGAGAGGCACTTTGGCGGAATGTTTTGAGTGGCTACGAGCATCAAACTGCATGTGCATTGAAATTGCAGCGGATCCTATAACCGGAGAAATAGTTCCTCCGACAAAACTACCCGGACATCATGGTGGAAAGATCATGCCGGATTTGAAGCATTTTGACAAACAATCAAAATTAAAATCATCAAAAGCATCAAACTCGTCAAACTCATCAAATTCATCAAAATCATCAAATTCATCAAAAGCATCAAAAACATCAAGAACTCAGCATGTATCATCGCATCGTCCAAAAATAACATTCTCCGCTCGGGCATCCACTGCATCCATCTCCAATCTGAAACAACAAATTAGTTCAAAAATGAACCAGATTCGTGCCGTTCTTGAAAATCCGAAAAAGAACGTGGTTGTCATGTCCGGACGAATGCTTACCCGGGCACGTTCACATTCGCACACGCATCATGCACCTAAAAAGCGCAGATACACTCGCAAGGTGCGTTCAGCAATTTAATTTTTGTAAGATGTACGATGTAATATTTAAATTTAACTGAATTTTGGTAAATTTAAATTGTGTTAGCTTAAAGCGAGCCGAGCATGGCGCCCACGTAGCCCGAGGTGTAGTAGTAAACCACGGCAAAGACGACGGCGTGCACGAGCGCGACCACGTGCTTGGAGCCGTTGGGCGGGATGCGCAGCAGCACGTTGGGGCTGAGCACGTAGAAGAGAAAAACGAGGTACAGCAAACTGGCAACGTTGATCATGTTTGTGGGTATGGTATGTTTATATTATGTGATAACAAAAAAAAATTGCTAAATGGGATCTTATTTGTGGTCGTGGTCGTGTTTCATTTTCAACGTTTTGTTTGCATTGGCGTGATTGCTTTTGCGGCCGCGCTGTATTTTCAGCGACATTTTTCGCGCACCGTCGGCCTTCGTCTTTCGCGCAAAAAACAATTTCAGGTGCTCCATGATTTTTTTGCTGATGATGGCGTCCACTTCCTGCTCCAACGGGTTTTTGGGAACGTATTTTGCGCTAAAGCCGTGCATGAATCTCGCGACGCGGGCGCGCAATTCGGCGGGATTGACGCCGGCGGCAACGGTGGACCGGAGCGCGGGCGCCTGCATGAACCGGTCCAGCAGCGTGTCCACGCCCAGCTGATGCACGTACGGCTTCACGTTGATGTAGTACACGCGCGCATGCTCCATTTTGGCGTGCAGCTGGTCGTCCAAAAAACACACCTCCACGTTGGACGGCAGTTTGGTGCACCGCAGCAGGTCTTCGTACGTCTTGTCGTTGGTGGTGCGACCCATTTCAATGATTTCGCCGTTCACCTTGAACGCGGCCACGATTCGGTCAAACACGGGCTCGCCCAGCTTGGATTCAATGTATTTAGTGATGTGCTCCACCCAAATGCGGGGGCCGCAGTTGTTCGTGTAGACCAGCACGCCGGCGCAGTCCCGTCGCGTTTTTAAAAACTGCAGCAGTTCCAGAATGTGCGGGCGCAGAAATTCGGGGTACGCGTTCATCAACCGGTTGAAATGCGTGTACTGCGCGCTCGCGTCGTTGTTCCATGCAAATCGGGTGAGCGCGTCGCAGAAGACGCCCAGTTCCACAAAGTAACCCAGGGTTTCATCCACGTCAATCACCACGACCTTGCCCTTGGTTTCCAACCGGGTCATAAATTCGGAAATGGTGGGTGTGGACGCAGATGCCATAACGGATAAATTACAATACACAGCTATAATGAATCTAGATTAATTTTTACGCAACCAAAAACTTACTTACATTTTTTTATCATGGATTAATAGGTGTTGATATATTTAGGATACTTCGGATATTTAGGATCATAAGGATACTTAGGATACTTAGGATACTTAGGATAATGTCGTCGTTGTCGTCGTCGTCGTCGTCGTCCACCATGACAAAGTCCGATTATCAGAAAATTCTCTCGTATTACAAACTGCCGTTTGAGCATTTAAGCAGTCGCGAGCTAAAGCAGAAAGCCGAAACCATTCTGGCGACCAAGCTCTGCAAGTGCATCAAAGCCGTTCCCGGCGCCCAAAACACGATTGCGCTTTGCACCACCAGCATCTTTGGCAAAAAAGGGTTGAAGTTTTACGACATGTCATGCAAGGGGAAGGCGCGGCTGTTGCCTCGCAAGGGGTCTTCGCAAAAGCTTTCCAAAACACGCAAACTGGTGGGTCGCAAATAAATGCTGCGCTCTATGTGTCCTCGTCCTCGTCTTTGTCCTCGTCCTCGTCTTTGTCCTCGTCCTCGTCTTTGTCCATGTAGTCCATCGCAACCAATATGATGCGTTCCTGCGGCGTCAACCGTTGAAAGATGAGGGCTTCGTCCATGCTCACGTGAAACATGGCAGGGCTGGGGTGCGTTTTGCAGAGCAGCAACACGCCGTTCTGGCCGATTTTCGTGTCGCAAATAATGGCCCCGCGCGCAAGCGTCAGCCGGTCCGGACGCTTCAAATCAATCCAGCGAATGTACGCCCCGTGCAGGACGCCATTCAAATCGTCCACGTGACGGTAGTCCTTCAACTTTTCCATGTAATCCTGCATCACGTCGGGAGACAGCCCCAATTTTCTTAAAAAATGGAGCTTTTCGGCGTTGATTTTTCGCGTGGTTAGCGTGGTTATTAAGGCATTGTTTTCGTTTTCCAACGCCTTTTTGAACAAGGGGGATTGGCATACGGACATCAGGACATGTATGCGTGTATATGATACATTCCGGTTCATTTATATTTTTTACAAATTTAAACAATATAAACCGTAAACCACATTTGCATTGAACCCGTTGAATACATATCCCATGTTCAAACACATCAAACACATTGCGCATAACCTTGTTCAGACTGCAACGCGAAAATTGGACGCGCTTGGTCCCGCTCTTAGTCCCGCTCCGCTTAGTCCCGCTCTTGAGCCCGCTCCGCTTATTGCTCTTGCTACTCTTATTCCCGATACTCTTAGTACACTTAGTTCTGAGCCCGCTCCGCTTATTGCTCTTGAGCCCGCTCCGCTTATTGCTCTTGATTCTGAGCTTATTGCTCTTAGTTCTGAGCCCGAGCCCGCTCTTGAGCCCGCTCCGCTTATTGCTCTTGCTACTCTTATTCCCGATACTCTTAGTACGCTTAGTTCTGAGCCGCTCACGGTTCCGTACGAAAACAGCGAAACTGCGATAATTGAAAAATGGAGGGCGGCGGTTCATTCCGACGACGTTTTGCGCGCATTGATCGGAATGATTCAACAGCTTTGCATTTTTTCGGAGCCCGACAAACGGTGCGTAAGAACCTATGAAGTGGACATGGACGACGTCAAAAAAACAATTGAAAAGATCCGCCGTCGTCCGCGCCTCATGATTGACACGAGCGACATTGACACGCACGATCGCGGCGTGATGACCCGCATCCTGCACAACATGCGAAAAATGATTGGCATGTTTCACGTGCGAGATTTCATGGTGCGGGTGGAGCACGCGTTTGACAATTCGCAAATAAGCTCGGAACACTACGTGATGTCGCGTTTGGCGCACGCGGGTGGCGTGGATCACGCGAACCACGTCGTCGTTCCCATCCACATTCAAATGAATAGCATTGAAAACGTGCCGCCGTGGGCCCGCACGCCCTTCCACCACATTTCTTACAGCATTCAGCCCGTGGTGGCGCACTCGCAGACCATGGACACGTGGCATCGCCACGAACGCCCCTCCCGCGCACCCATTTTGGCACTGTGCAAGCAAATGGCGGAAGCGCTCGTGCATCTGCACGCTCGCAACATTGTGCACGGCGACATCAAGCCGGGAAACACGCTGGTTCAAGGAACGCGGCTCTACATCATTGATTTCGGCATGTCGGGTGCGCACAAAGCGGGCGAAGGCACCGGCGGGACCAAACCCTACTGCGCTCCCGAAACCGGCAACGGATGCAACCGTAAAACACGGGATGAAGCGGGGGCATGGTCGTACCATTGGACGCAAATCCGAATGGAAAATGACGTGTGGTCGTTCGGGCTCATGTTTTTCACAATGCTGGCACTGCGCCGCTGCATTTACCATCCCAACGAATACCCCGTTGATTTCTTCAATGATGACGGGCACATCAACGCGTCCTATTTTGACAACATTAGTGACGACTCCGTGCGCGAGTTGTTTGAGCGCACGCTGTGCCCGCGCAAAACCCGATGCACCGCTGCCGAATTCCTGTGCGCCATCAATCAGCTGGGTTGAGAGCGAGGGAGAGCGCTTCTGCGCTGGCGCTTGGTTCCCTTGTTACGCTGGCGCTTGTTGCGCTGGCGCTTGGTTCCCTTGTTTCAATTGTTGCATTAGAAGGCGCTATTTTCTTTTCTATCGCATCGCGTTTCACGTTTTGCTTCTGCAGCAGCCACAAGCACAACTTGTCCAATATGCTGACCGCATTCATGTAAGTGCAATACTTGAAGCAGCACAGCGTGGTTGCATCCTCCATGAACTGCATGCTGCACCACCAGTATGCGGGAATGTAAATGATTTGCCCCGCGCTTAAATTCACGTCCATCGTCTTCACTTTGTCAAAGTCGGCGCGGTGCTCGGCTTGCACTTGCCACGGGTTCACCGGCGACCGGAATTCAAAGTTGTCGTAGTCGGAGACGGGGCACAGGTACTTGCTGGCGTGCGGGGCAATGAGCCGCATTTTGATGGTGCCGTGCGTCACCAAATAGTAGTTGCGGTAATTCACCTCGTACCGCAGCGGCGTTTGGGTGCCGGGCGATGCGGACACCACGTCGTACGTGCATTTGGACACCATGGGCGGGCGCAAAAAGGCGTCGTTGTATTTGAACGTTTTCACCAGGCCCGTTTCTTCCAGGAAGTCGCCGTTGTGTTCGGTCACGTAGCGCGACTCCTTGTCGCCGCGGAACGTGTCGTCCACCGCGTGCAGCGTGAGCGGGACATACAAGTCGGTTGTGTCGGCTTCTTCCGCGGAGTCCTTCACGTTGCGCAGGCGCACGTCAAACGCGCCGTACGCGCTTCGCATCGCAGTGAGCGTGCACGACTCCATGAGCCGCTCGTTGGCATAGTCAAACAGCACGGGCTGCCGCAGGTCGCACACCTCTTCCAGCTTGTCCTTGGACGGCTGGTCTATTTCGTACACTTCCAGGTCGTTGCTGGTCTTCAAATGGAAATAAATGTGCAAATACAGGAACAGCACAACACAAAAAATGAGGACGGCAAACACGGATTGCATCTTGAGAACTTGTGCTACAATTAACCCCGGTCCAATTTTTAAATGCTTATTTATATGCTACAATAATTTCATATAAATTTTACGAAACGGTTTAAGCGTCCACCTCTTCGTCTGCGTCTTCTACATTTTCATCTACTACGTTTTCGGCATCTGCGTCTGCATCTGCGTCTGCTTCCACTACTACGTTTTCGGCATCTGCTTCTACTACTTCTTGACAAACGTTTTCTTCTTCTGCGTCTTCTACTGCTTCTGTAGCGACTGTTGGTGCAGCGACTGGTGTTGGTACAGCGACTGTTGGTACAGCGACGGTTGGTACAGCGACTGGATTGGGTGCTGCGACTACAACACTTTGAGAGAACAGTTTCAGCAACATGATGTTCATTTCGTTCATGGTTTTTTGCTGCGCGTAAATCAAGTCTCTCAGCTCCCGGTTTTCGGATTGCACGGCATCAATCTGCTCAATGATCTCGGCCAAATTGGAATTGGTCATGATGTTGTCCACAATGCCGTTGACAAATTCGGGATCCGACATGAGGTCCGACTTTATTGAAACAGAAACAGAAACAGAATCAGACCCAGAAACAGGTGCTCCATCATTGCTGGTTGAAAAATCTCCCACCCCATTTTCAATGCAGTTCAGCCGGTTCTTAATTTCGTCAATGGACTGTCCGTGCTGAAACAACAGAGTATCCATTTGTTTCATGACATAAATGGGCGGTGCGGGCCATGTCAGTTTCACCGGGACTTGCTGTTGTGGTTGTGATTGTTGTTGTTGAGGCATTGGCTGGGTCCGGTTCCCTTGAGGCTGTTGTTGTGGTTGTTGTGATTGTTGTGATTGTTGTGGTTGTTGTGGGTTCCGGTTCCCTTGAGGCTGTTGCTGTTGCTGCATTTGTTGTTGCTGTTGCATTTGTTGTTGTTGTTGCATTTGTTGCATTTGCGCTTGGCGCTGTTGCTGCTGCATTAAAAACTGCTGCCTCTGTGCAGGGGTCAAATTTGCTAAAGAGGGTTGACCAGGAGCCGAAATGGGGCGTTGCAACGGCATCGGCGAAGGCAGAGGCTGAACCTGATTTGCCCGACGCTTTTTCGCGGCAGAAATGGAAGCGGCGCTACTCATCGTCTAAAATGTGGAGTGGATCGTGGATATAAATGCACATGACACTATAAAATTGCATTCTTTGCGCATTACGGACGCATCGTCATCCGGATGGCGTCATGGCACGTGTACCCCTGCACCTCAAAGTCGCCCACTTCGTAGTCGCTTATGTCGTCGTGCATCGCCCGAATGGCGATTCGCGGGAACTCGTGCGGCTCCCGGGTCACTTGCTCTTTCAGTGCTTCCACCTGGTCGTCGTAAATGTGCGCGTTGCCCAAATGGTACACGAACTCGTGCGCGTCCAGGCCGCAGTGGTGCGCCAGCAGGTGGGTCAGCATGCTGTACGACGCGATGTTGAACGGCACGCCCAGCCCCACGTCCCCGCTGCGCTGGTACAGCGAACACGACAACCGGGTGCCATCCGTGACGTGGAACTGCGCGAGCACGTGGCACGGCGGCAGCGCCATTTCCGGCAGCTGGCACGGGTTCCACGCCGAGATGAGTAGTCGCCGCGACGTGCGCTGCTCGGGATCCTTAAGCGCGTCAATTATTAACTGCAGTTGATCCACGCCCTTTTTACAATTATCATTATTATTCGCAGGGTACTCGCCGCCGAAATTCCGCCACTGGAACCCGTAAATCGGACCCAAATCCCCATCCGGACGTCCATTGCTGTTGCCGTCCCAAATGTGCACGCCCTGCGCCTGCAGCAGCGCGTTGTCCGTTTGCCCCCGAATGAACCACATCAGCTCCTTTAGGCACGTCTTCCACGCCAGGCGCTTCGTGGTCAAAAACGGGACGCGGCGATTGCTCAACGTGAAGTGCATGGCCGCGCCCACCGCAACCAACGTGGCGCCGTTGCGGCCCTCTTCCCTGGTCCCCTCCGAGAGAATATCGTCAATTAAATTCAGGTACTGGTTCTCTTCGTGCCGCTGGGGGAATGTGTTGATTGGCGGGGGGATAGTTGTGTTCCGGTACTTGTTGTATTCAGACAGATTCTTCAACATGGGGTTTATTGGAATATACTTCAGTCGGTTGGTTGCATTTAGGTCGTTGTTGACAATATCATTTTATTTTTCTCTCGTCAATGTAAACACATGGACGCCATTGAAATCACGGCCAAGGACACCGCCTCAGCGGGCGGTGGCTTCTTTAAGCAAGTGTTCAAGCTGAACGAGGACGCCCAGGGCGAAGTCCTGAACATGATGCAGTACGTGGCCATCGGGCTTATCCCCGCCATCCTGGTCATTTACGTCATTCGTTATTACGTGCCTGATCCCGACGACGACAAGGGCAGCCTCACCATTCTGGCCGAGATTTTCGCGCAGACGTTTTCCATGCTGCTCGGCATTTACTTCATCCACCGCATGATCACTTACTTCCCCACGTATAGCGGCATCAAGTACGAGCGCTTCCACATCATCAACATCCTCATGGTGTTTGTCATGATCCTGTTCTCTATTAAGACGAAGCTGGGCGAAAAGGCGCAGATTCTGGTGGAGCGCGCCGTTGACATGTGGTCCGGCAACGGGAACAAAGGCGGCCCATCGCAAGGCCAGGGCCAGGGCCAGGTGCGCGTGACGCAGCCAATTACGGGCTCCATGGCGTCGGGCGTGCCCATGACGGCGCCACCCCCTCCCCCACAGCTGACCAGCAACCGGGCCCAAATGGGCATGGGCATGGGCAATGCCATGAGCGGCATGGTGAAGGACTTTAACGCCATGTATTCCGGTGGCGGCGGGCCGCAGCAGCAGCAGCAACCACAGCAGCAGCAGCAACCAATGATGGATTTCGAGCCCATGGCGGCCAATGAAGCGGGATGGGGTAACTCTAGCCTGTTTTAAAGGGGGACCAAGGCAGGCCGAGCCGTTGTGCCCCTCATTTGGCCCCTCCTTTGGCTGCGTCGCCAAGGCACGTCTCTGCCGAGCCGACCCCCCCCTTTATAATAAATATTTTATACACAATGTATAAACTTGTAAAATATTTATCACGATCATCAACAAATAAATGGAGCTAACTCCAGAACAATTACAACAACAAGCACGATTAATGCACGATAATTGGGAAAGAATACGTGTAAAGTTGAGCAATTGCAATGATCCTCATACTCTGAATTTATCAACACATTTGAATATTCATTGCGATGATTTTATGCGGATATTAATTGATAGAGGCACCGCCCTTGGGGAAAGTTTATATAAAGAAACACTTGATGGTGACGAAGAGACCCGTGTTGCCGCTCATTACGGTGTAGATGCTGTCAAATGGATACAGGTTATTACATTTTTGCGCGATTCGTTAAGAAGTCAATACCAACAACCGAGTGGACTTCATGCGCATGAAGATGCGTCGCGAAAATTAGAACCATCCCCAGACCCGCGCAGTGGACGACCAACCCCCTTCACGGTTCATGGAAGGGGCGGCACGGACATAGATAAAGCGTATAATTTTGAAAAAATAAAAGGTTATCTTGATCAAATTTTTGCAACAGAAAATCCCCACCAGTGTGATGTGTTGATTGATGCTGTTCTGGACAAGGAAGTAACCATTACACCTGATGAATATGAACGTTTATTTGGTGGCGCATATAGTACCACAACGGTTCAATCCTACGCCTTAAGTCCAGTCCACTTGTTATTAGAGTCATTCCACACACATTTTCCAGTGCTGGATGTAGATGCAGCGTTTAAATTAGCATGTCGTGCTTATCTTGATGCTTCCCCTGAAGTTATACACTCACTTGAAAGGGCGGAACCATACCCATTGGAAAGACTTTTTCTGATTGCGCGTTTGATGCATTCTTTTGCAACTACTAATTTTGACCGATCTGAGGGTGGCAAAAGGTCGCGTTCCAAGAAACGCGGTCGCAAGTTCATCCGTCGTCGCAAGTCCATTCATCGTCGCAAAAAGTCTGTGTACAAAAAAAGGCATTAAGGAGTTTCATTTGTGATTTAGTTTAGTTTAGTTTATCCATTTTTTAAAAAAATTGATCAACAATACACTACAGAATACAGAGTACAGAATACAGAGTACAGAATACAGAGTACATAATATGGTCAAGACAGTCAAGTTAAGCATTGCCAAAACCGGCGAATTAAAACAATCGGTTGGACGCGCCGGCGAGGAGTTCGTGCGTGACCACATCCCCTGCCAGACGTGCGGAATCCGCAAGTGGCACAATTTGAACAAGAAGAATCCCAATTTCCCGGGCGTGGATCTGAAATGCATGCACTGCGGCGGCTACGCGCAGGTCAAAACCGGAAAGCATCAACTGACCCCTCATCGCACCGGTTGGAAAATACCGACCTCCCCTGCAACCGTGCGCGATACATTACGAAAATACAAGCACAACGCGCGATACATTCATGTTGCCTACGACGCCAAACATCGGGTGTCCGAAGTGTGCGTGACGGAACCGCTCACATGCAAAAACATATTTCACACCGAGAATTGCATCGTGTCGTATGACCTGCACAATTGGACGCCGGCCATGCTGAAAAACATGTAACAATGCAACAATGTAATGTAACAATGCAATAAAATATAAAAAAATTGAATCGGGCGTGCTTTATCTTTTTCATTTGGCACTCATGACATCAACGTGTCTATTTGAAGTGGATAAAACCAGCATCCTGGTCACCCCCGTGGCGCGGGTTGCCAAGGCGAAAAAATCGGGGGCTCCCGACTCCCACCGAGACTACAACGAGCAGTGCGAGCGGTTCATGCGCGGCCAACCCATGTGCTGGGACGACGACAAGCACAATGGCACTAAAATAGGAGACCTGTTCGGGTTTTACAAGGGCGGTGACTGCGTGGAGATTCATCGCGTTGAGGCCGTGCATGACCCGTCGCATCGCCTGCCGTCGTGGAGCAACAACGTGGGCCAGTCGGGACGCAACGTGCTCATGCTGTCGTGCCCCCTATGCGTTGTGCCGTGGTGCGACTGGGTCAAGTTCGGATGGCACGCCAGCGGCCCGCTTCTCGGAACGCAGCGCGTCGCCAACGATCAGTCACGCGTCCAAATGATTCAGTACATCAACGATATGTTTCGCAAAGGGACTGAAGTATAATGGAAGTTTACTGTTTGCGGAAGTTTACTGTTTGCGGAGAAGTTTACTGTTTGCGGGGAAGTTTACTGTTTTGCGGGGAAGTTTACTGTTTGCGGAAGTTTACTGTTTGAGGAAGTTTACTGTTTCCGCACTAACACTTTTTTTCATTTCAATGTAATGCAAAAGTATTTCATCCGATGTCATCCCCAAAATGAATGCGTCCACAAAAAATTGATTTGAACTTATTTTTATCTAGTTGTTGGACAGGAATCAATCAATCAATACAATGGCATCATTCAAATCTTACAATTCAGACATCGGCAACAGAGATGCACGCATCAACGGATGCGGAATCAAACAAAAGGCAGTCAAATTACTTCATCCAGATGAAAGCGGAGATGAGCCACCGGCTCATGTTCTTCAGGTGGCTCGTTTGCGAGGAGCAAGATTCATTGTTCGCACGTTCAGATACAATCAGCATCCAGGAGCTTGGTACGTCAAAGGAGATGCCACAACGGATTATCCGGCGCTTGAGGCGTGCGTCGTTTCAAACAAACAAGAATTCTCTCGCAGAAAATGTTGGATCATTTGTGACAATTAGGATCGTTTGTCACAAACATAGTGTGTGTCATCATATTTACTAACACTTTTTTCATTTCAATTTAAAGCAAAAGTATTTTAATCCGATGTCATCCCCAAAATGCATACGTTTGAAAAAAAATTGATTTGCAACGTTCGATTTATAACATTGTTCAGCGACTCTCATTACGACATACAACATGACAACAACATCCAGTAGCATTGACATTCAAGGCCTTTTGCAAAATTCTCACAATTCCGGAGTGAGTGTTTCCGATGCTCTTTTTGAAAAAATAGACGACTCATTGTCTGCTGGTTCCACTGAGTTCCGTTGGATTTTGTCTCAAGAAGATGGTCTCATCTCATCCGACAATGGCCACGGAATGAGCAAGGACCATCTACAACAATCATGTCGTCTGCACAGCCGAACAACTTCAAGTGGCGACCGTCACGGACGATTTGGAATTGGCAGCAAAAATGCCGAATGGATACTCACGAATTTGGAAGGATCTGTTACAAAATTGTCTTCGGATGGAAATCGGATTTCGCAAGTCACCATCAATTACCCAAGCATCATGAAAAATGAGGAATCATACGAACCACGCGCACATGGAATTGAAGAGGAATCTCGTCCCATTTGGGACAAATATGCAATCAATCCACATGGAAGTGGAACAATCACGCAGATGGACATTCCCGATGCCAAATGTTCTGAATTGAATAAAATGGTTGCGAATAACAGCGTCACAGGACTTCGGTTCAATCTTGCAACCACTTACTGTGATGCATTGACCAAAGGTGTCAAAATCTCAATACAAATTGGTGACACCCTCTATCAGATTCATCCAATTGATCGTTTGTCTTCTTCATTGGTCGGAGTCTCACTTCCCGATGGAATTCATTACAAGCATCAGCATCAGACCGTTGACATTTTGCGCAACACGACAACTGGGGAAATTGTTTCACATGTGTTGTCTTCTTCTTCTGATGGAACAGTGACGCGCACATGTTTGGGCAAGTCACAAAAGAGTGTTGTTACAATTTCAGAAGAGTCAATGGGTTCATTGGAGCACGTCGGTCGTGCCAAATGCTCATTGGCATGGTCAAATGATTGGAACAATTCCCAAAAAGATGTTTTGAGGAAAAATGGAATATCCATTGTGGAGGAAAGAAAAAGTGGAATTCAACAATTCAGATCACGCACAAATGGCACAGAACTTGTGCGCAATGGGAAAATCATAAAACATTGCCAGGCGAAATGCACAAAGGACAAGGCTTCATTCAAAAAGTATTATGACGAAACACGAACCAGAATTGAGTTTGTCGCAACCGAACAAAATGATAAGATTTTCAATGTGCAGGTCAACAAATCACAGGTCAATGAAGAATTGATCAATCGCAATGTGTGGAAAACCATTTCTCGGATCAGAGACACGTTTGTCACTGGAATATTAGATGAAATGAAACCAAAACCAATTCAAAATGTTCACGCGCCGCCAACTGCGGCTTCAGAGGCCTCCCTCACCTTGCAACCTGATGATTCTTCGGATTCTGACTCAGAATCTGTGTCATCTCATCTATCAGCTCGTTCATATGTGTCATCTGTGTCAGTTCGTTCATCTGTGTCATCTGTGTCAGTTCGTTCATCTCAGCCCCAGTCGGCTCATGCAAAGGCTTCCAAATCAAAATTGACCAAACCATTGGTGTCGTCGGCTCCATTGGCCTTGTTTCCCTTGGTGACTTCGCATTCCATTGCAACATCCGATTCAGAAAGTGTTTCAGACAATGAAGAAGGGTTGGTGGGAGGAGGAGGAGCTGCAGAGATGCCAGACCTTGTCCCAGATTCGCGCGAAGTTAGACAATCGGTTCACCAAAGCATCACTCGTGCCCAAGGAGAAGCTGTACTTGAACACTGGTTAAGTTCAAACCAACACATGGCAACACTGAATGAAACTCTTGTTGATATGATCAAATCATATCAGAACCGTTGTGCACCAGATCAAACACATGACATTCTCAAATTCATGCCATCAATTGATGCAAGATGTGATTGCCTCATTGATTTCATCAAAAGACGACATCAATTACCCGAAGATGACATGTTCAAGGGCATTGAATTGTTTCGCACATATAGCGATGCATTCGGCACAAATGCGCATGTCCACTTATAAAAACAACAAACAACAAAATCAAAGTATAAAAATATAAATGTGCTTCATCTACTAACACTTTTTTTCATTTCATTTTTTTAAATTGAATGAAAATTTATTTTCAACCCTTCACCAATTCAAATCCATACATTTTCCACAGAACAACCGACGCGACACTTCCTGCGATGAAACCGTTGCCAAGTGATTCCAATGTCTTTCCAAATAAGAAATAAGCAATCGCGGGAAAGAGGATATAAGTCAGCACGGCGTAAAACGCCATAACACCGGTGTATTTTGTTATGCTGAAGCTCATCTTATTATACAGTTTATACAGTATCGGGAGAAATAAAAATGCAATAATTTTTGTTCGTATTGGATTTGTTAATTGGCATTCATGTTTTCACGTGAAACCAGCTAGAAAAGAAGTGCAACACCGTCATGCTCACCACGAAGATTAACGCAAACTGCACGGGCGCTTTCAAGAAGTTTTTCTGGTAGCCCGTGATGGCATGTGTTTCCTCTAAATACACGTCAAAATGGCTCAACACCAAAAACACGATGGTGATGATGACGGCGGTCGTCAGCGATTTATAGAGTAAGGGGTTCATGTAATATTATTTATTACATTATGCTGCCATTTTTTTTTAGGGCCGCAAAGTGTTGCGCATTTTTCATGACCAACCGGTGGCTCCATGTTGCTCCCATTACGTACAGCGCTGCAAGCGTTGCACATGTAATAACCCCCGCCGCGCGCAATTCTTCGCGGATATCGTACACAAATATCGTGAGTTTGAAGATGCGATAATACACGTACACCAGCATTTGAACGAATTCGGATGCCTGGATCCAGGCCGTGCGGTCCGGCCATTCCTTTTGTACGTGATACGAAACGTACAGCATGATGTTGGACGACTCCAGAATGGCGTAGCCCTTCATGATGGATTCGGCGCAACTCGGATCAACGAACGTCAAATGCAGCAAGTAGAGGGTGATTCCGTGATGCAGAATGTAGGACGCGTTTCGCCGGATGCCATCATGCAGCGCCATGTAAATAATGTCATACGAAAAAAACCCGATGCTCACGTGCACTGCGTGCTCCATCTCGTAATTATGCGCGTAATGCAGCAAGAAAATCAGCGTGTGCATCAAATGATTCATGTTTTTGCCGATGCGCGCCGGCTTGCGTTTTGAAATTTCGGTGAACGACAGGTGCCATGCGGCCATAATCGGAATGAGGTGCGTCGGGTGCAACATTTTTAATATTTGTCACTGCTGTACATTTGCAGCAAGGTGTCTTTAAATGCATTTGCACATGTGTCTGAGCGCGAATAGGAATCATAATAGTAATCCTTGTACGTCAATGCCGCCCCCAAGCGCGTGAAGCAGGCAGTGGCAGAATGTGGCACTTTTCACGTATTTTTTTTGATACAAATAAAAACTCGTAAAATATAACCCAGTTCCCGTAACAACAGGTAATGTGGTTAACCCCCGGTGGGTCGTGTAAACCGACAAATAAATGTGATATTGTTTATTATTTTTGATTATTTTACCGCTTGGGTTTAGGGTCATATGGGTTTCTTTTTCTAGTTTTACGCTTTCCACCATATGCTCTTAATGCTACCAACCCCTGTGATTCAGCAACCGATAAGTGTAATAGATCCATACCCGAGGGTTTCGGTGCATCATAATTTGTTCTGCACGATTGATCTATGATATTTAAAACGACATGTTCTCTTTCATACTTTTGTGAAAAAAAACGTATAACGTCACTTAGGGTAATTCTTGTCATTTGATTAGAATACGCGAAGTTGCCTGGATTGTGTCCATCGCTATTAATACCTTTCAAATGAGCTAAGATATCTAACATATCATTCAACTTATTTATATGTTCCAGTATGCGGTTCCTATTAGTTATATACACGTTGCGAGGAGTAGATTTTAGATAATCATCATCATCCTCAATGTTTATTGGATTGTATTTTGTCACAGCTAATGATAACTTAAAGTTACTAAAATATTTTATTAAACTAATATTCATAATCATACGAAATTGTAAAAATAAATTTTTTTTTTCTGCATAAATCATTACTAAAATATTAAGTAATATATTCACGGGCTCTAATTCAAAATCGTGAGTAAAAATCCCAGTGTCACCTAATAAATCATCGCTGTTAATCATGTAATAGTGTTCTACCACCGGATTTATAATTTTGCCACTCTTATCAAGATAATAGTCATTTTCTTCATTTCCTTTTAATATTTCAAAGACTGAACGTCGTAGACGATTTCTAGTGACGATTTGTTGAGTGTATCCATATGCACTATATACGCGCTGCAATATTTCCAAATATTCGAATGTTGATATTTTTTTGGGGTTGTCTGGATGTGGAGTTTCTCCACTTTTTATTATGCTATATCCGCTATTTATAATTATATTATAAACGTCTTCAATGTAATGACTATAATTACCGATCGTTAGGACCGATGTTTCGCCAGCAACCGACAATAATCTACAATTAACGTTTGGATTATGTTTTACGCGTTTAGTCAGGTCATCGCGACCGTGTAAACGAATGCTTATTGTTAATGTTACAGTGGGTTTAATGCGTTTTGTTGGTAGATATTTTGGCCGTCTATCCGATACCATGTTCGACAATATACCCCTAATGAATGTTTCAATCGGGATTTTACTCTGATTTTCACTGTCATTTACATATACTTTCTGCAATTCAGTAGGTTTATCATTCGTATACTCAATATCATATGCAACGTCTTCTTGGTTTTGGGTTATCTTAATTATAGCAGACCCGTTTTTTTTACCATTACGAATACCTCCTTCAAATAGGTAACTGCTATCATAAGTAAATAATGTACCCCGCTTATCACTTAATTTTCCATTTTTGAATTTTCCTGTATAATACGTTGGATTGACCACTTCTTCACTATCCGGAGCTCCAATATTTATAATTGCATTTATACTTCCGGGAGGAATACGATTATGAGAGAGTGCATAACTATCTGTTTCAGGATTATTTATAGCGTACCCATTATCATCCCTATATATAATTTGGCCATCAACTATTTCACCATGAGCATTTTTAAATTCATCTGGTGGTGGTTCTAGTGTTTGTGGTGGCGGTTCTAGTGTTTGTGGTGGCGGTTCTAGTGTTTGTGGTGGCGGTTCTAGTGTTTGTGGCGGTGGTTCTAGTGTTTGTGGCGGTGGTGATGATTTAAATGATTTAACCCAATTTGTAAATCGTTTAACCCTACCTCCACCTCTTCGTTTCGTTCGTTGTTTTTTACGAATTGCATGCATTTATCATTACATGTAATATAATATGATTAAATAAATAGAATATACACAATAAAAATGAATTAAACCCATTACATCATCAACGGCAACGAAAACGTGCTCCATTGTACTGGATTCCGACCACAGTAGGGATGCAATCCAGGGTAAAACCGGGGATCATAGAATAATGTGTGCATGCACTATTATGCTATTATCATAGTATTTTAATATATCGGCATACAGTATGCGTTAGTTAAATCAATGATTGTCAAGCACGAACGAAAGGGCGGCATTGACGTGTACCACGTCAAGAAAAATATTAGTGACGCCGGCATGGAACGGCACAAGCACCAGTTCGTGACCCCGGCTCTCATTGACATCATCATCAATGACGACGCCGACGTGTACACGGACGACAACCGCCTCCTCCTCAAATTTAGGAAGGGCAAGCTGTCCAAGGACAAGATTGACGCCTTTTACGAAAACATGATTGACTTTGCGCGCACCACGTCCACGAATCGCAAGCTGACCTCCGGACTCAAGACCACAAAAAAAGGGAATTCGGCCAAGCCGGACCTCGCCGCCATGACTAATATTGTGGGCTACTTTGACTCGCTCGGCCCCAGCCAGAAAGCCATGCTGAAAAAGCACGGCATAAAGCTGAACCCCGCCGTGCGCGAAACGCGTTTCAACATGCTGTATCCCGACAAATTCAAGATGTTGATCCCCCTTATCCGAGAGATTGACACTTATTACGAGAAAATCGTGCCGGACCATTACAAGAAGCAGCACCGCAAGGCCAAGCAGACGTATTTTAAAATCGCCGACACCGCGTTCACCACCGTCACCACCAACGTGAATTTCAAGACCACCATCCACACGGACCGCGGCGACGACGCCGAGGGGTTCGGCAACTTGGTGGTGATTGAGCGCGGCAAGTATACCGGCGGCGAAACGTGCTTTCCGCAGTACGGGGTCGGCGTCAACGTGCGCACGGGCGACGTGCTGTTCATGGACGTGCACGAGTGGCACGGGAACTTGCCCATCCGGCTGGAAAACAAGGACGCCGTGCGCCTGTCCATCGTGTGCTACTTGCGCCATCGGCTGTGGGAGAAAACGCGGGGGAAAACCAAGAAGTTCATGAAACGGCACGTGGCCACGTATCGCAAGCTGCATGATTTAACCCATAAACCCTCCTCCAATAAAGGTGGCGGCACGGACAATATTGTTGGTGGTGGAGAATTTATTGTGGGTGACAGCGCGATGCATTACTAAAAACACATATTGTACATTCAATCCATGCATTGTAAAAATTGATTTAATCCGGCCAAAACCCATCCGATGTCCTTCCGAAAATCCATACGTTGGATAAAAAATTGAAAGCTTTTAAATCGAACCTGATGTAAATTAGTGTTTCATACTCTCGTTCAAATCTCGTTCAAAACTCGTTACAAAATGTCGTCTATTCAATCGTCTCCCCCTTCTGTCCGTCGCAAATACGTCAAGTCTGGTGCTTTTGCCAATCGGTACACCAAGGGCAAGGACAGCAAATACATTCCAGTTGCTCAGCGTGCAGCTGTTGCTGCTGCTGCTGTCCAAGTCCAAGAAGCTCCAGTCCAAGTTGAACAAGAAGCTCCAGTCCAAGAAGCTCCAGTCCAAGTTGAACAAGAAGCTCCAGTCCAAGTTGAACAAGAAGTTCAAGTTGAACAAGTCATGGCTTACCCCAACCAGATTGCCGCCGCCAACAAGATCATTGCCACCTTCAACGAGGAATGCCGCTGGGCCGTTCTCGTTGCGTTCCCCCAATCCGGCAAGACCCAAACATTCTACTACGTCGCATGCCACGTGCTCTGCAATAATCCAAGAATCAAACACGTGAAGATCATTTGCGGCAATGCAGAAAGGGAGCTGTCGGATCAACTTCGCGCGTCCAAAACCGAGTTCATCCGTCTCTACGTGCAAAACGAAGCTCACGACCATCCGGCCAGGATGGAAAAGACCATTCGCCACATTGAGTCCAACATTGAGGTGTTGTGCGGCGCGGATCTCACTCACAGCGCTCCCCACCCCCAAATCGCCTGCAACACGCTCTTCATTTGGGAAGAGGCCCACTGCGCCCAAGACAAGACGAACCGCCCCCACAAATACTTTCAAAGTCAGCGCATCACCGCCGATGCCGATGTTTCCAATCTGGAAGGCGAGCGCAACAACTACGTGCTGACCGTGTCGGCCACCCCCTTCTCCGAGCTCAGCAACTACCACCATCACGGTCAATCCAAACGCATCGTGCGTCTTGAGCCCGCGCAAGGCTACAAGGGACCACGCCAGTTCATGGAATCCGGCGCCATCGTGCAGTTTGACCCCCGACTGTCGCAGGCAGAGGTGGTGGCGCAGGCCATTGCGGAAGCGCCCGTCACGGAAGCCCCCAAATACGCCATTGTGCGCGTGCGCGATTCCAATGGTTCCGACAACATGTCCGACTGCATTCGCACTGCGCACCAATTCGGATGGGCGCACCGCGTCTATGATTCTGAAACAAAATACACCCAGCCCGGCAGCATGCAGTCCATGGACGAACTTGCCGTCGCCCCCGACTGCAACACCGTCATCTTCATCCGCGGCATGTGCCGCATGGGCAAGCGCGTACCCAAAGACCACATCTCGTTCGTCGTTGAAACCTCAAAGGGTTCCAAAACCGACACGGTGCTGCAGGCGCTCTTGGGTCGCATGTTCGGCTACCACGACAACATGCAGATCCGGGTGTACATCAGCCGCAAGGTCAAGCTGAGCGACATTCAAAGTTACGTGGACATGATGGAATCAGCCGACGATGAATTGCTCGTCATGCCTCGCACTGGCAAGAATTTGATTGCTGGACCCAACCAATGCGTCAATGGGTGGTACTACAATGTGCCCGTTGTCATTCGTCACAGGCACAACAACAACCACCATGCTAATGCCGAGGCCATGGATCCCAATGCCGCCGAGTATGACCGCGATCTTGCGATCCAAGCGATTCAGGATGCGTTTGAATCCGGCGACGCCGAGAATCACAACTGCGCCGAACAAACCGCCGAAATCCGCGAACAAGTCACGCGTCTCACTGCTGAACCACAACGCATGAACCACATGTGCTTTGTCAACCGCACCACGGGTCGCCTCAATGTCACCTACCGCGACGTGCCGGACACGGTGCGCGAATCCATTGACGGCCGGGTTCCAATGAATCCCAACAGCCCGGGTTGCGGGTTTGAGTCAAATGAAGTGGACGGCCTGCAAATCAATGTGTGGCGATGCAACACGAACCAGTACAGCCAGTCGCACGGGTTCCACCGCGGAGACTTGATCGTGCACACCCGCACTCGTGTTTCCAGCCCCCAACAGCAGCTGCATGTTCGCATTCCTCACACGACCGGCTTGGAAACGTTCAGCACGCAGCAAGAGGACGGCACGGTTGTCGTCGGCAACGGCGGATACAGCATCCCGCTGGCAGTTGAAACCTCGTACAATGCCGTCCTCATGCAGAGGAACTTGTGCGACCTCATTCGCACATCGCAAATTGAGGACTCGTTGGAGCGCCCAAAGTGCGTGACTTCCAATCACGGGGCCATTAATGGAGTGCCCGAATGGAAGGGCATCATCGTCACTGTGGGAATCCTGGAAGCGCTTCAGCGCGGCGGCGCAATCTATGAATACGTGAAGCGCGAACACGGCGCAACTCTGAAAATCACAAAAGTGCTCGGACGCGAACTCAAAGCGCTGAAAAACTCGGGCAATGCACGCTTGTCCAAAATTGAATGGATCAATGCATAAACATGATAACCCCAAAAACCCAAAACCAATAAAAAATATTTTTTATTGTTTTTATTGTTTTTATTGTTTTTCTTTACAATTTTCTCTCTTCCCTCCATTCATGAAACCATTTTGAGTCCTAAATATGCAGAATTGGGCGAGTTGATGGCACCAAACAGCTCATTGGTGTTGTGCACCTGTATCGGCGGCGACCGGTTCTGCTGTGCGACGACCACGTGTTCCGCATCGGCCTCTATGACCAGCGCCACGTGCCCGTATTTGAGCTCGTCTGTGGGTTCAGGAACCCAGAACAGCATGGTGCCCGGGCGCAAGTAGTGCAGTGCATTCCGAACGTACGGATACACACGCGTTTGCAGTTCAACAGATTGGACTGCTTGACTTAATTGCATTGTTTTCATCGGAACCAATTCATGGATGCGGTAAAACATGTCGGTGGCGTCCACCACGGACGGAAACGTCAGGCCGCGCGTTTGCATGAAGTACCGGCGCACGAATTCCACGCATTCAAACGGAATGCCGGCATCCGTTTTGTACGTCCTTTCTCCTTGAGCCGATTTCACATGCACAACTACTGTGAAGTGTGAATTCATTCATTTATTTATTTATTTTATATGATTCATATATAAAATAAAACAACAATGGCAGAAGTGGAAATGACATCAATGCCAACCGCTTTGGATACAGCAAAGCATGCAGCAGATAGTGTCCTTGACAAATATAAAGCCAATGCAAACATTGCAATGACAATTAATAACTTAAGTGCAGGGACACAATCAGGAGAGTTTCAAGCTGATACCTATGCATATATCACTAAAGATGATTTTTATGCATTAAAGGCACTAATGGATGCATACAACACTGAACTTAACGTTAAGGAAAATGAGTATTACCGAAAACAATTGCAGATATTAACGGAATTATTGTCCGGCATTAAAGGCAACCATCCAGAATTTTCCGGTGGTTCCAAGAAGCGATCCAATAGGCGATCCAAGAAGCGTTCTAAGAAAAGCAGGAGCAGGCGCACCATTTCCCGCCGGCGATCAAGGGCAAGACGGTGAGTTTGACCAGCTTGAAGCTGCCGTCCAGCATCACTAAAGCCGCATCTTCTTCCGGCCCGTCCAGCGTCAAAATCAGAATGCACTTTAGCACAAAGTGCAGAAACGTGATGACCGTGTTGCTGTTCAGCGTGACAGAATTAGTATTAGTTGCGTCGGCCGAAAACAGCGTGATGCAGTCGTGAATCAGCGTCAGAAAGTGCGGCGCGTCGCTCATGTCAATCTTGCCGTCGGCCATAATGTTGGCAAACGCGGTTTGCATGACGGAGCCAATAGTGCGCCGGCTGCTGTCTTGCCCCGCGTACGAATTCAGCTGCTCCAGCTCTTGCGGCGTCAGCTTGGTCTGCAACTCGTCGTGCACCTTGCTGATTTCGTCGCCGATCAGCGACGGATTGTCCAGAATGACCTGCAACTTTGTGCGCAGGGCAGGCACATTTAAGATCATGGCGAAAATCACGTCCTGCACCATGCCGATCAGCGGGCCATTTGTTGCTGTTGTGGTTGCTGTTGCTGTTGTGGTTGCTGCGGTTGCTGTTGCTGTTGCTGCTGCTGTTGCTGTTGCTGCTGCTGCTGCTGTTGCTGCTGCGGTTGCTGCTGTTGCTGCTGCTGCTGTTGCTGCTGCTGCGGTTGCTGCTGCTGTGGTTGCATTAAGCATGCTGTTGCGCGTCACGGGTGCAGGAATGGAAATGCCCAGCACGGCATTGGCTCGCATCCCCCCAACCTTGTTTACTGCGTGTCGCAGCATGACTCCTCCACTGGGACTGATCGCACATTCGGCTTGAATGGGAACAAAGTGTTGAGGGTGTTGTTGTTGTTGCTGTTGTTGTTGCTGTTGTTGTTGCTGTTGCTGTTGTTGCTGCAACTGTTGCAATTGTTGCAATTGTTGTTGTTGTTGATAATCCATACTTGCACAGTTTGAATTACATCCCTTGCACATTTTTAAGTATTAATTCTAAAAAATCATAATAAAACATATGCGCCATAACCACTTATTCAGACGTAATCAGATAGCGAGAGATATGGCACACCTTCCGACGGACAGTTATCGCAAAACCGTGCCGTTTGAGGAGCGCAAAATCAAGGCATCGTTGATTTTGAAACAGCATGCGGATCGGATTCCGGTGGTGGTGGAATGCAGCCAGGAATTGCAGATCATCCACCCGCTGAAAAAAAACAAGTTCATCGTTCCGTTTGAACTCACGCTGGCTCAGTTCATGTTCGTCATCCGGAAGCACATGAAGCTGGAGGCAACCCACGCCATTTTTGTGTTCATCAACAACAAGCTGCACCCCACCACTGCAATGATGGGCGAACTGTATGCAAACGAAAAGGACGCGGACGGTTTCATGTATTTGTGCGTGTTTCAGGAATCCACCTTTGGACAAAATCGGACAAAAACATAATGCAAACTATTTAAAGCCGTCGCCGCATGATGCATTAACAACATAACATTAGTGCCGCTTTCATTAGTGCCGCTTTCATGACCTCCCTCTACCCCGTGTCCATGGACGATTCGCGTCTTTCAGAGTTTGACATTGATTACAATGTGCGCGACGGCATTGAGGCGGTCATCAAAACCACGCAGCAGCGCGAGTCGTGTGCGTGGACGTACTTGCGCGACACCCCTCCCGACGAATCAAGGGGATATATGTTCACGAACAATCCCGTGTTCAATGAAATCATGAATAATATGCAGGTGGGGCATTCGGGTACGTCGTACGCGTTTACCATGCGCAACCTGCAATACATTGCAACCCACGGGCTTGATGCGTACGTTGCTAGATGCAACCGCCGGCAATCATGAAAAATAAATAAAAATATAGTATTATATTATAAACATGGCAACCCGAAAACGACTCCGCACAAAAAAAACATACGCAAAGATGCGAAAATACTGGAACCGCGTGCACAAGCGCAACAAAGGGTCCAAGTGCATCATGCAGACCACCAAGAAATACCTCACGCGCCCTAGTCCGCCGTATCCTGCAAACAAGTGTTGTGGCAAGACGATGACTGGCAATGACGGTTACAAATACACTGCCATGCCGAGTGTGTCTGGAATATGTTCTTGGAAAAAAGAAATTTAATTGGCTTAAAACTTAAAACATGTGTGCACATGTATTATATTTTTATACTTTTAATAATATATACGATTACTGAATATACGATATACGCACATACATAACGATGTCCATCGCAACATTAAAGCGCAAGACCATGCGCGGAGGCAATCCGCGTCTGGACCCCGTGTCCGGCATTGGCGCCAAGGGCTTTTCTTTGAACGGCGGGTATCGCAACATTGGCGCGGTGGGCCAGTTTCGCATGGTGTCCAACGTCACGCGCACGCCGTTCCGAGGAACGCAGCCCATGGGTCACGGCGGGTTTAACGGCGAGTACTACGACGTGCCGTCCAATTCCGGCAGCTGCTGCACCAACGACGACGCCATCATTAAGCACTCGTCCCTGAACACGGCCGGCATGCTGGACGAGAAGTACAAGTGGACCAAGAGCCAGTACCCCCGCTACTGGGTCAAGGACGATGACAACGCGAACCGCATGACCAAAACGCAGGGGCAGCTGACGGGAGCCAAGACGTGGGCAGCCGGCGCGTGCAATTTTGAGAAGGCGGCTAACGACGATCCGGCCAACATTTGGAAGTGCAACAGCAAGAGCAAGTGCGTGTACTGGATCGGCGGCAAGAAGCGGTTCTTGTACTACCCGTACGCCAAGTGGCTGAACACCACCAAGGTGCATTCACAGGGCGCTTACATTACGGCAGGCGGGGTGGCTCGCAACAACTGTTTGCCCACGCCCGCGTGCATTCAGCACTACCCCATGAAGCTGAATGCCAACGGATGCGATTCAAACGTCGTCACGTGGCAACAAGCGCAGGCACAGGGCTTTTTGCCGGCGGATTACTTGAACTGCCCCTAAAAGCGACAGCAACATAAAGGCCATAACCCCCAATAAAAAATAAAATCATGTAAATGCATGCATAGACATGATTATTGACCACCCAGAGGACTACACGCTCGTCGGGTTTGAACGGTCCCACGTCCGCGGCAAGAAGTATGACGCCATTCTGCGGCGCAAAAAGACGCGCAAGGAGCGCCGCGTGCCGTTTGGCGCCGTGGGATACGAGCAGTTTAAAGATTCCACCGGCAAAGGGCTGTACACGCACGTGAATCACGGCGACCCGAAACGCCGCCGCAATTACCGCACCCGCCATAATGGCGAGAACAAGCGCAAATTCAGCAGTGGCTACTTTAGCTGGAAGTACTTGTGGTAACTGGGGAACCTATGGTTCCCCACACCCCTCCTCTACCGGGGAACTACGTTCCCCGAACCCCTCCTACCGGGGAACATAGTTCCCTGGTCCGTAGGTTTTCTGAGGGAAAGGTTCGGAAAACCGTAGGTTTTCTGAGGGAAAGGTTCGGAGGAGGAGGGGTGCGGGGAACTACGTTCCCCGGTCCGTAGGTTCCCCGATTATCGCGGGATTTTGACCCCCAACGCGCTCTGGATTTTGTTGATGTGTGCCGCATTGTACACACCACCGCCGCGTTCCACCTCGCCGATGATCGCAACATCCATGTTGCACTTTTGCGCCAGCTCCTTTTGCGTGAATTTCTTTTCGCAACGAACCATACGCACTGCATCCGACGTGGCCTTGCTCACGTATTTCGTTTTTTTCATGTCGTCGTCGGCCTTGTACACGCCCACGTTGGCAAGCGAAGATGTCGTCGTGGCTACGGGTTTATTCGTGGACGCGTTTGCTGTGTTTGATCGCTTGTTCAACACCACCGGGGTCCAATCCTGGCAATCCGGTGCATCCTGCGTCTTATCATCGTATCTTGACATTGCAATTGAGAGATATTAAGTGTAATAATGAATGTTTATGTTCTTTTCCGACATACACATTTGTACATTCATGCGCATTTATGAATTTATGAAAAAAAATGTGTGCGGTGCTTGTGCTGTTCGGTGCTTGTGCCTGTTCGGTGCTGTTCGGTGCGGTGCTGTTCGGTGCGGTGCTGTTCGGTGCGGTGCTGTTCGGTGCGGTGCTTACCGGTTGAACTTACATGTGGTCATCCTCGTCATCATTGTCGTAGTCATGGTCGTTGTAGTCGTTGTAACTGTCGTCGGAATCGCTGGAATCATCCTCGTGGACAGCAGCAAGAGCAACCACGTTAGGAGCAGCGGGCATGAGCGCTTGGTAAGTGGCTTTCAACGGGCCAAACAGCGCGTCATCTTCACCAATCTCAATTTGAGGCGCCCGATACAAGTCCGTGGGATTCACGCAAACGTGCAGTTCGGGGGTCATCATTTCGGGGAAGTAGAGTCCCATCAAGCATGCCGCGTGCTCCACGCCTTCTTTGGACATGTAAACCAGACGGTCAATGTATTTATCGTACAACCGAGTCAGATTCACGACGAAATTCATGCATGGCTCGCGGAATATCCAGCCGACGCTGGACATCATGAAACGGTACAGCTTGATAAGATTCACGGATCGGTCAATCTTTTTCAAGCTGAGATCCATCACGTGTGACATGTAGTGCGAACATATTTTCTGGAAGCCAAACAGCAGGTGCATAATCCACTGGTCGGACAACACGTGCCGCGTGGATGCCACGATGCGCGAATGCGTGCGTTCATTGGCATACGCCGCACATTCGGCCAGAAACCGGGCGCGGTTTTCCTGCGTGTTCATCAACCCGAATTTCGCAATCGCATCGGGCATGCTCAATAGCACAAAGGGATTTTCAATGACCCCCGTTCGGGATCCCTTCGCCTGCATGTTGAATCTGCGCTGAAATTCGGGAATGGACCACCGCACATGCGCGCATCCGGCTTGATTGTTCGCGCGCCGAATCACGGACAGTGACTGGTATGTGCGCGAACGTCTCTTCACCCGAGTGGAAGAGTCGGACATGAGGCGAACCGACAGCAGGCCCAGCATGCCGCCGTGCACCAAGTTCCGCACCCGGCTGCTCTGCGTCACGTGTTTCACTCCAATCCGCGTGGGCATCACGGCAGGGGCGATGGTTCCCGCGATGTCCAGTCCAAGCGCGGTTCGTTTCAGAAACATGGCTTGATCCGCAGACATCGGCGCCAACATTTTGCACGCACACCTCCGCGCCATGTCAACGCGCGCTGCGTCCACATCCATGTGCGTCTGGTTGAAATCTTCTTCGTAGTCGTCCACTGTTTTCTTCAGTCGGTCCATTTCGTCAATCTGGTTGGTCGTAATGACAAATCCCTTGTAATCAATCGGCATTTTGCGCGGTGGTTGTCCTAGTTATCTGAAACAAACCGAACCATTTTCAAATGCTTTCAATTTTTCATTTTTATTGCAATAACAGCCAGCTTAAAAAAAGGCACCATTGCGGGATGTGCCAAATTCGGCAAAACCTTTTTCTGGAAAACATGTTTGCCCAAATTCGGCACATCAAGGTGCCCAAATCGGCGCAAACCTTCCGTCGGATGTGCCAAATTCGGCAAAACCTTTTTCTGGAAAACATGTTTGCCCAAATTCGGCACATCAAGCCCCCGATTTCGTTGATAATGTGCATTTTGGTTGCTAGAAGGTTTTTGCTTAATTTTATTTTTAGATTTTACGAGAGCATATATGGTCTTGATGCATCGGTGCCGAAAAAGTTCCGCAAATTACCTAGTGCGCGTCGAATTTTCCCAAAAGTGTTTCGTCGATCTCATTTTTGGACATCGATTCTTGTCCATTTTCTCAGGAATTTTTCGAGTCTTGTGCAAAGTCATTTCGAAATATAACAAAATTAATTTATGTAATAATCATGTAATTATGAGAGCATAATGGTCACAAAAAAAAGTGGATGAGAAAAAGTCATTTTTTGACGCTAAAAAAAACTTAAAAAAAGGCACCAACCGGTGCAACCGTCGTAAAAAATGTTATCAATAACAATGATAACAAAATGATAACAAAATGATAACATTTTCGCCGAATTTTACGAGCGGATTTTACGCACATTTTTTAACATGTCGTATGGTGTCACCTGGTTTGACCCGAATTCACGAAATCTGCTAGATGATAACAAAATGATAACAAAATGATAACATTTTGCCAAATTCGGCGACGAGATTTTTTCATTTTTTTGTGAGCATATTACGTGTCATACATTTATGCATGCTTGCATGTTATGAAAACACGCATAATATTGCATGTCCTGATTTGGGCAAATCATTTAAATTCAAAATAAGAATGTACCAAAAAGGGACATGCGCATAAATAATCCTGCAGGTTTGGGCCATTTTGGGCCATTTTGGGCCATTTTGGGCCGGTTTGGGCCGTTTTATGTCCCGAAAATGGACATTCTTGTTTTCCAGAAAAATGGTTTGCTCATTTTGGGACATGCCTCTGCCCCATTGGCGCCGATTGCACCCCCTGAAAAACGGCAAACCATTTATTTTGGAAACAAGGATGCCCCAAAAAGGGACATGCCTCCGCCCCCATTGGCGCCGATTGCACCCCCTGAAAACATGAAAAGCTTTTTATGAAAAACACGAACTCCTGTTTTTGGGACTGTAATAAATGATAACCCAATGATAACATTATGATAACACATTCGGCGAATTTGTAATCCGATTTTTTCATGAGGAGTTTAACACGTTGTATGCATGTGCAATTTGTGTCAAATGCAATGAAATGTATCTAGATGATAACAATGATAACATTTTCGCCGATGAATGTATTTATTTGATTTTCATTTAAATATAATGTATATATAGCATTGTATATTGTGTCATAATTACAATGGAGTATCATTGTGCAATATGTGACATTGCATGTGCTCATAAATGTGATTACGACAGACACCTCAACACCACTAAGCATAAAAACAAAATCAAAATCATTGGACAAGGATCAATTGTTACAAATACCATAGTGCATGGGTGTGACATATGTGGTAAAACATACAAGTTCCGCTCGGGACTGAGCATTCACAAGCGCACGCATGCACAAACACAAACACAAACACAAACACAACAACAAACACAAATACAGCCACAAACGCAGCCACAAACACAACCTCAGGACAAGCAGTTTTCGGATTTGATTGAAGTGGTGAAGGATTTGATGGCGCACAACAAGGAGGTCGTGTCGCAGAACAAGGACATGATCAGTCAGAACAAGATCCTGGTGGACGCGATTCAGACGAAGATGGCGAACGACAGTACACTGGCGCTCACCCTGGCGGGGTCGGGTGGAGGTATTGGTAATCGCATCACCAACAACACAAACAACATCACGAACAACACGCAGTTCAACCTGCAGGTGTTTTTGAACACGGACTGCAAGGACGCCATCAACCTGAGCGATTTCGTGAAAACTCTGAAAATCACGCTCCAAGATTTGGAATTCACCAAAACGAACGGCATCGTGGAGGGCGTCAGCTCCATCATTGTTAATAATTTGAAGGGCATGGACGTGCACAAGCGGCCCATTCATTGCACGGACTTGAAACGCGAGACCATGTACGTGAAGAACGACGAGTGGATCAAGGACGACCTGCACGAGCACATCAACAAGTTCATTTACTTGACGTCGTGCTATCAGACGCGGGTCATCCAGGACTGGATGAACGCGCATCCGGGGTGGGAAACCAAGGAGCGCATGCACACCGAATACCACAACATTTGCAAGGAGCTCTATAAAAACATTGAACACGACGAGCGCGCAAACAAGAAAATCATCAAGGCGTTCCTCAAGGAGGTGCATTTGGCCAAGAACGGTAGTGAATTAGTGTAAATGTGATTCATGAAATCATATTTGCAATGGCATTGAATTATTGATTATGCAAATGTTTGCAAAAAAATATTAAACGCAATCGGATGTTATGCAATAACTGCCTCTCCAATTATATCCACCTTTTTCTCTCGGATGTATGCATCAGGAACCCGAATATTGGACAAGTACGTCCTGCGCGATCGCATTGGGTCCGGTGCGTTTGGCGAAGTGTGGAGCGCGGACAGCGTGAGCACGGGCGAACCCGTGGCCGTCAAGATAGAGCGCATACAGGACAATCCCGCGCCCACCCTGCAATACGAGGCGCGGGTGCTGCAACTGTTTCAAAACATGGTTGGCATTCCCCGGCTGCGGTACTTCGGGCGCAAGGACGACATGGACGGCATTTTCATGGTGACCGACTTGCTGGGCCCCTCGCTAGAAACGCTGGCGACGTCGGAGCGGCTGGATTTGAATGAACGTGCACTGAAAAATCCACCACTGCAACATGAATCATTCATTTCTGCGATCGGGCGCCAGATGCTGCAACGCGTAAGGTCAGTACATGCGTGCGGCATGTTGCACCGCGACGTTAAACCAGACAACTTCTTGTTTGCGCGGACCCCTATACTAGACCTGTCTAGGAGGGCTTCCCAAACGCAACAACCAGTGCCGATTCCGCTCCTGTATATCATTGATTTCGGCATGGCCAAGCGCATCAAGGACCCGATTGATGCTGTGGAGAACCGCTTAGTCACGCTAATCGGAAGCCCGCGGTACGCCAGCGTGTTTGCGCACCGGGGCGAACCGCTGGGGCGCAGGGACGACCTCATCTCCATGATGTATTCGCTGATGTACGTGGCCAACGGCGGTGCGTTGCCGTGGCAGGGTTACAAGGATATGGAAATTTACTACATAAAGGACAACATGACGCCGAGCGAATTATGCGCGGGACTGTATGAACGACACGCGACCGGATGGGCGGCCATTCTGGAGCGACTGCATGCCATGAGGGCGAATGATGCCCCGGATTATGCGGGCATTGAGTCGTTGTTATAATTATTATATTTGTGAAATGTAATAAAGTGGTTTTGGATTACGAATATAACGATAAACGCAGTACCGATAAACGCAGTACCGATAAACGCAGTATGCCGCACGAAGAATTGAAGTTGTTGGCGGTGTACGCGATGTTCGGCATTCGCACCATCAACGACGCGAATTTGGAGATTGCAGCCGTGCGCCAGTTGTCGGCATCAACCAAGTCCCGGTTCGGCGTGTTTGTGACGCTGCGCCGCGATGAAAACGTGTTCAATGTGGACAAGCTGGATGAGACCCAGATTCACGGCTGCCTCGGGCACTGGACTCCGGCGTATGGGTCCATGACCCCGCAAGAATTGATTGCCAGGGTGCGGCAGCTGGCGCATGATGTGCGAACCAAAGACGAGCGCCGGCTCAATTTTGACACCGACGTGGATCAAGACGCGTCGGCCGTGATTGAAATCACGTTCATGAATTTGCCGCTGGGTGAGGTGGACAGCGTCAATGCCGGCGCATTCAGCAACAAGAAGCATGGACTGTTGGTGGATTCGGGCACGGGAAAGCGCGCCACGTATTTGCCGGGCGTGTTTCCGAACGCGAGCTGGGCCTACATCTCGCAGAGTCTGCGTGAAAAGGCGGGACTCGGCCGAACGGCGGCGGCCCGATTTTACGCGTACGAAACCACGTCGGTCGTGTTTCAGGTGCACAGCGTGCTGTTTTCCGCGCTGTCGGAATCGCACTTGCGGGCCGACGTCGCGTTTTTTTACTTGAACCATTACGCGGAGTTTGTGCCGTATGAATACGACGCGACCGCGCGCCGGGTTGTAACGAATGAAACGGAGGCAGTGCGGAACGCGGCTTGCATGGGGGACGTGGTTGTGCTGTCTCGTCCCTACCGCGCGGCGTTTGAGGGCAAGCCCCTGCTCTCCAATTTGGACCATTACTATCAGAAGTGGCTGCAACGCCCGGACGCGCACCGCCAAGCCTCCATTTTCTTGATCCGGGCTTACGACGCCATGGGCGTGCACGCGTCGCGCGTCCAGATGATGAGCGCGAACTTGTACGCAGCGATGGCCAAGAACGCGCTGGAACCCCAGTTTGAACTGGGCGAAGCGGTGACCGTGCTGGCTGGGGTGTCGGTGCCTCGCATGACCGCGCTGGCGGCTGCGTTAGACGTCATGCGCATCCGGGCCGAGCGCATGCTGCGCGTGGAACCCACGCCGCTGGACAACTTGTTTGAGATAAACTGGCAGTGTCAAAGCGTGCACAGTGTGTTTCTCGCTCAAAATCAAAAGCAGTCCTCCAAGTCCTCCAAGTCCGGGCAGTCCAGGCAGTCCAGGCAGTCCAGGCAGTCCAGCATGGCATACGCGGAACACGTGGCGATTTTATTTCGCGTGTTTATGAAAACGGTGCAGCGCAAGGTGATGCGATTAGAATCCTTGGAAACGAATTATTTGGCGGTAATGTACGAATTTCTCACAAACGCGGAAGCGGTCATGCGGATGGGCGCAATGGAACACGACGAAATACGGAACCAGCGCTTGCTGTATTTTTCCGCGCTGTGCAAGCGGAGGGGCGAGTACGGGCTGTATTATTTCAAGGACGGCCGCCGCGCGCGGCTGGACATCACGGGACACGTGATTTCGACATTGCACAATTAACATTAAAAATATAAATACAGCCAACAAAATTAACTTAAAGACAATACAGAGTTATTCAATCAGAACAGACACAACAATGAGTGCAACCGACGAGATCATCCAGAGCAGCAGCAGCAGCAGCAGCAGCAGCAGCAGCAGCACCGACATCCGGCTCACCGGCCGTGTCAAATGGTTCAACAACAAGACCGGATTTGGCTTCATCACTGCGCTTGAAGGCGAACACAAGGACAACGACATCTTTGTGCATCACTCCACAATCAAGGTGGCGCAGGACCAGTACCGTTACCTCGTACAGGGCGAATACATTGAATTTGTTCTGTCCAAGATCACCGATGCGTCGTCCAAGCACGAGTTTCAGGCGGCAGATGTGAGCGGGGTCAAGGGAGGCAAACTGATCTGCGAGACGCGTTGGGAGAGCCGGTCCGCGGGTGAGGTCGGCATCAGTGACAATGCGTCGCGTTTTAAACGCGGGGACACAACATCCAGATCTTCCAAGCCAACAGAAAATTGGACCACCATTTCCAATGAACGCAAGCCCTTTGCGCCCAGCCAAAGCACTGGCAATGGCGGTGGAAATGAGTGGCGTAGTGAGGGCAGCGCTGGTCGCGGTCGCGGTCGCGGCCGCGGCGGCAGAGGGATCAGTGCTCCCCCGTCATAATGGTAATGGTGATTCGTGTGATCGCGGGTTATTTTTTCATTGGCATTTCATTTATTCAAATGCTAATAATGCGGCGATTTAGAGCATGGACAGCGGCACTTCGCTAAAAAAGGGCAGCACCTTTTGCGGGTGTTTGGTGTGGTGGGTTGCATTGAGCACGTTACGGAAGTAGTACTGCACCAATTTCGTGAACTTGGCTTGGTCGTCGGGTCTGTCGTGCGGAACGACTTGCATCAAGCACACGCACGGAACGCGCGTTCGGTTGGACAGTTCCATGATGACAAACATGTCGTCATTCACAATCATGTCATCGTTCATTTCGTGGGATTCGGCGTGCAGCACGTCACTGGAGATGATTGTGGCGGGCTGCGTCGTGATCGCGCTGGTTTGAACCAGCGTGTGGTTGGATCGCACCATGGGGGCCGTCAATTTGTGCTTGCCGTGGTTGTGCACGTGGCACGATTCAAACTGCATGATGCTGCGCGTTGGATTGCGCGCGGTTCCGGCACAGAGGTGCACGATGCCGCCGTTAATGCCGTACTGTTGCATCATTTTTTCAACGTGGGCAATGAATTGGGGCGCCGTGTAGTGCTTCAGCGGGGCGTGTTTTAGAAACAGGTAGTAGGTGGTTTGTGTGCGGTACAGCATTTCGTGCTCGTTGTTGCGCAACTTTTCAAACTTGGTGGAGATGCATTTGTATTTCAATTCGTATATGACTTTAAAGTCCCATACAATGCAGATGAGGTGGGGGATGGCATTGGACACGCACATGTTGGGGGTTTCGGGCTGCAGGTTGAATTCCTTGGTGTGCGCGAACAAGTCCAACAGGCGCAGATGTTTACTAATTGGAGCCATCTTATGTGTCATTGGACTGTTGATCCAGCGGTAACACGCGGATTCAATGCGCGTGGGCGGCATGAAAATCAGCTGCTTGCGCCCCGTCAAAAGGTCAATCGGGTGCTTTACACCGTTCACGTGCAGGCCAACGTAGCACGGGATGTCCGCGCCGGTGTCGTTGTAAAAATAGTAATGTCGTCCATGAGGCGTCTTGACAATCACGGTGTCTTGCGGCAAATATTGATCAATTGGTTTCTCGTCCATACCGCCGCTGGCACCAGTCAAAATCAGCGGGTCATTGGAATCAATGTCAAACACGACGACGTTGTTTAAAAATGCGGCAATCGTGTTTTTGTTTTCAAACTGGGGTTCGGCGTCAGCGGAATTTGCGACATTGTAGTCCGGTAAATTTGTCACGATTTTTTTCTCGTTGATGTAGCCGTCAATCTCCATGTTGATGACCTTCCAGCTGATGTCTGGGTTCAATGCGCGAACCGAGTCGCCGTCGGTCAATTCATGGAAAGCGGTTCGTATCACGCGGTTTATGTAATAGTAATCACTGGTGACATACACGTATGCAAGAATGACGAAAATTATCACAATGATGCAGCCGTACAGTGTTTCCAGTTTCATATCCATACGTTGTACGAAGAATAAAAATTGATCCGATGTGATTTAAAAAATCACTGCAAATGAAAAAAATTGAAAGTATTTGTGTTTTGGATTTCATTTAGTTAGTGAATCCAAACAAGCGAACCATCGTTACGAACAATGCAGACCCATACCCAGACTACTACTACTCAGACCCCCAACATTCTTGATCAATTTTCAGAAATGTTGAAGACCCATTCCATCGTTGTGTCCGATCGCGACACCCTTCTCAGGCTCTTTGAAAACATTGCGGAACTTTGCACCCAAATGCCGAAGACGAAACTCAAGGCGGCTATCAAAGCTGCAACTCCGAAGCCCGAAGTCGCCACCAAGAAAGCCGTCGCCGCCAAGAAGTCAGTCGCCGCCACCACCAAGAAAGCCGTCGCTACCGAAGAACTCGTTGGACCCGCCGATGCGGGCGATTGCCCGGTTTTGTCTGATCTGTCCGATCTTTCAAAGGCGCCGCGCGGTCGTGGCCGTCCTCGCAAGGAACCCTCCTCCTCCCCTGCTCAATCGGAATCATCTGTCAATGACGCCGAAAAGAAAAAGCGCGGACGTCCTAAAAAGGACAAGACCGTTGTCGTTTCCTCCAACGACGACGAGGATGAGCTCATCGCCAAAATGATCGCCGACATGAAGACACTGCAGAGCACAACGCCTGTCGCCATCGCCGACCCCGATGATGACTGCGACACTCAATCCGAACAATCCGAACAATCCGAACAATCCGCGAATTCAATTTCCCCGGTTCACATGACAGTTCATTCCGAAATCGTTCCCGATGTCGTTGAAGCGGACGTGGTTGAGGACGTGGTTGAAACGGCAGTGGTTGAAGAAAAGAAAACAATCAAACCATCAAAAGCACCAAAGGCAGCACCAAAGGCACCCAAAGAAAAAGCACCAAAGGCAACCAAAGAAAAAGCACCAAAGGCACCCAAAGAGCCCAAGGAAAAAGCACCAAAGGCAACCAAACTGACAGTTGATGTTGCTGCTACTGCTACTGCTACTGCTACTGCTACTGCTACTGCTACTGCTACTGCTACTGCTACTGCTACTGCTGCTACTACTCCGACAAGCGCAGCCCCGACAAGTGCAGCTACTGCAGCCCCCCCTCGTGAAAACAGGGCCCAGTCTGATGGGAAGTTCTACTTGATGCCCAATTTCCCGAGAGCGTCGTTCACGTTCAATGGAGCGACCTACCTTCGCACCGAAACGGACAACGTCTACGACCCACTCACATTTGAGCTCGTCGGCGTGTGGGACCACTTGAACCATGAAATCATCACGGCATACGATGAAGAAGACGAAGACATTTGGATGTCCGACGAAGAGTAAGGCGCGACGCGTGACTAATATGTGTGTTGTGTTGTGTGTATGAAAACAAAAAAAAATAAAAAAATGTTTTTTTATTGATATAAACGTAATGCGCATAACGGGTGTAAATGGCAACTATAACCACAGAAGATGCATTGATGACATTCGCGTGCATTGCATTGAATGTGCAGCCCCATGAACTGCAAGAAGGGGCGATGATTCCGAGAGACATGTTACTAGATCCGGATAAATACGAGAAACTTAAACCGCATATTTCCATATTGAAAAAAATATTCAGCAGCAAGACGATGACCAGTATGCACTCGGGCGCCGAAAACACCCAAAAATGGCCGGGTCTTAATTTGGTGAGACAGGTGTTGAAGCGCATGGGGTACGACATTCGCCCCGAGCGAAGGTGTGCAGGGCGGGACGAATCGGGGAAGAAGTTGTTTGAACGTTTTTTTGTCCTGCACAAGCGAGAGAAATGCAACGCAATATCCGAATCGGAACCCGAGGTAGCATTGGGTTGTGTTTGATCATGATGTGCCGGCAGAAGCCATGAGCGCTGCCACCCTTTGCTCCAATGCCGCAAGCCGGGATTCGGTTGCGTTTGCCTTGTGCAGTGCATTACCGGAATACACAAATATGAGCAGGGCGTGCGTGTGCTCAATGGGTTGTGCCGATGCTTGGTTCGTCAAAGTGACGCTGAATTCCATGCAGTTGTCGTGCGCCACGGGATCGGCGTTCAATGTCCATTCTTGCGTGGTTGCGTGGTTTGTTTTGGATTGGACGGTGATCGTGTCGTTGCGCTTCAGCATGCTTAAAAATGTGCGAATGTTTATGCCGGAATGATCCACCCAGGACACGTGCAATTTGGTGGATGCAAGTTGATTTGTGTTGTTCCATGATATGTAGCTGGGATTCGCGGCTACATTTCGGTATGTGTTCCATCCAGTGGACACGGTTCCAACACTCGGAGCCGGTAATTCCGACCGGGTTGTTGCGCTCGTTATGGGAAACAAGTAATGGCATATAGTTTGTCCGGATGCCCCCGTCGGTCCAATCAATCCAGTAACTCCGGGTATGCCTTGTGCGCCTTGAGGTCCTTTGTCACCTCGGTCACCCCTTAATCCGGGTGCGCCGGGTGGTCCTTGTACTGATGATCGCATTATACACATTAAAAATATATAATTTTCGCATTTCATCTGCGAGCTGGGCCCTATTTTTTCTTGCGTATGATCTTCTTGGCCGTGGTTGCAGGTGCAACGAGCAAAATGTCTGGAACGTGGTCATCGTATTCATTGCGTTCATTGCGTTCTTCTTTTGCTTCTTTTGCTTCTTTTGCTTCTTTTGCTTCTTTTGCTTCTTTTGCTTCTTTTACAGTTGTCACTTTTTTTCGGATAATCTTTTTCTTCACAGGTTCATCCACAACAACGGGCACCTCTACCACAACAGGCACCTCTACCACAACAGGCACCTCCACCACAACGGGCTGTTTCTTTTTCACAATTTTTTTGATTGCTGTCATTGGTGTGGTTGCTGGTGTGGTTGTGGTTGCTGGTGTGGTTGTGGTTGCTGTTGCTGTTGCTGTTGCTGTTGCTGTCACTGTTGTTGCTGGTGTCGTGGGCTCCTGCAGCAAATATCCGAGCGGATCGCTGGGATCCAACACCGGATCCACCGCCATGTTTTTGAATTCGTCCGATTCTTGGATTGTTTGCATGATGTCGTCTTCTGGAATTCCGTATTTCTTTGAAAAAGCTTTCACGACACAAATGTGAAAATCTGCCACATGCTTAAATAGGACATGCAGTGTTGCCGCGTATGCTGTCCGGTGATCCGTAATTTCCTTGGGGATGTAAGGCACTCTTTGTCCATTGTGTAAAATGTAAGCGGGTTCCGACATGATTGTTTGTGGCTGCGTTGTGTAGTTGATTTGCATGCATATCGTTTGCAAATCAATTTTTACATTTATTGTTGTGGTGCGCGCATGGGAGCCCGCAGTTTCTGTAGGATGGCCGCATCCTTAAACAGTGGTTGCATGTATGCCGGCACGCGTTTAAAAAATTTGTCATGGTGCGTAATGACGTAATCCACGGTCTTGTCTTTGGCAAGGGGGTACACCAACGTTTCGTACGCGTCGCGCACATCGGGGTGTGATGTGAGAATGGCAACCACGCGGGGATCGGCATCAAGCGCGTGCAATTGGTCCACAGTTACCGGGGTGATGATCTCGTACGGTTTAATTCCTTTGTAAACGGCCACAACCGAGAGATGCGACGATAACTCCTTCCAAAAATCCTCCAGGGGTTTATTTTTTCCCCAACATGCAGGATCCAACGCGAACCGTCTGGACCGACGCTGACGACGACGGCGGCGGCCTTGGGTACGTCGGGTTGTCATCGTAGTATGCGCATATATAACAGAAGAAGAAAAAAAGG